GATTCCGAATATTTTTCTTTCAGTAAGGAATTTATTATTCCTAAATCTTCTTTGTCTAATTCATCTTTTACACACAACTTATCAATAAGGGTATTTATTCTCATTTTCTTTTGTCTAACTTTGTTTTGATTCTTGATTTAAAAACACCTTTAAGTTCATCCGATGTATAGTACCATTTCATATCAAATTGAGCACTACCTACCAAAAGAGACCACAAAGTTTTTGCATTTACTTTGAATTCCTGTTCCTTTGAAATAAGGTCTTCGAACTTTAGTATTGTATATTGTCTTATAAATTTAAAAGGAATATAGAGGTACCATCTGTACCTCCATATCTTTACTATTCTATTGCAATCTTGAAATCTTTTCATATTAAACTGCTATTGGCATTTTGATTGTTGAGTGTGTATCGTAATCTACTATTTCAAAATCTTCAAATTTATAATCGAATATAGTATCAACTTTGTTTAACTTTAATTTAGGCAAAACATCGGTTTTAGATTCTCTAGTCAATTGTTCTTGAATTTGTTCTATATGATTATCATATATATGAACATCACCTAAGTTACCAATCAATTCACCAGCAATCATATTAGTTTGTTGTGCAATCATTTCTAATAATAAACCGTAACTTGCAATATTAAAAGGTAAACCAAGTCCAGTATCAACACTTCTTTGGTTCCACATTAATGAGATTTCTCTTTTAGGAATATTTGCATTATCAAAAAGTTCATCATCCGTCATAATATCAAGAGTAGGATTTTTTTTATTCCACATATCATATCTTTCTTTATAACTCAATTCTCTAGTCCAAACTTGAAATCCATAATGACAAGGTGGTAATGCCATTTGTTCAATTTCACCAACATTCCAAGCACTTACCATAATTCTACGAGAATCTGGTGACCCCATCAACGAATTAATTAAATTTTTAATTTGATTGATACCGTTTGTCTTTGTTTGAATATATTCATAATATCCTTCATCATTCTTTTTTGCACTTAAACCGACTTGTGTTTTTCCTGACCAATCAACCCATTGCTTACCATACACAGGACCAAGGTCACCCATCAAATCTGCCCATTCATCCCAAATAGAAACCTTATTTTCTTGCAAGTATTCTATATTAGTATCCCCACTTAAAAACCATATCAATTCGTGAATGATAGATTTTGTATGTAGTTTCTTGGTTGTTAATAGTGGAAATCCATCTTTCATATTAAAACGAATTTGTCTACCGAATACTGATGTTGTTCCCGTTCCTGTTCGGTCTCCTTTTTGATGCCCATTTTCTAGGATATCTTTTAAAAGGTCATGATATACTTTATCTGTTTTATTTAAACTCATATGCTCTTAGATTATTTCATCAACTACTCCTAACTCTAATGCTTCATCAGATTCTAAATACCAATCTAATTTTCTTTTGTAAACTTTCTTTAATTGTTTCTTAGAAATGTTAGTATTTTCTAAAGTTAGTTTTTCTAATTTATCTTGTAGTTTAGAAGATTGTTCAACACTTTCTTTCATTTCTTTAACAGTTCCAATAGTCCCACCAGAAACTTGATGATACAAAGGTGTTGAATGTTTATGTGCAAATCTTTTATGACCACAAATAAGCATAATAAATCCACAACTCATTGCAGCTCCTGTACATATTGTATGAATAGGGGTTTTTGAATTTTGCATTACTGAAACCAATCCAAGTATTTGATAAACATAACCTCCATAAGAATCTATAAAAATTTCAATAGGTGGTCTCTTATATTTTAGACCATTGATTTTGTATAATTTCTTTAGGTATGTATCATCAGCATTAATATCTAAAATCTTTTGTGTAATATCTCCTATTGTTTTTTGGTCAACTTGTTTGTTAAACAATAGTGTTCTTTCCATAGGTAACGGTAATCCATCTGTACTCATATTTTATCTTTTTAAGTTATACATATTAAAACAAAAAAAAGGAACTAATATTTTAGTTCCCTTTAAATTTATTTGTTTAAGTTTTCTTTTTTCTTTCGTTCCCTTTCGGATTTGAGAGTTGTACAAGTAACTATAATTAAAGCTATAATTACCAATGAAATTTTTACTATCAAAATACTTACAGATTCTTTTTTACAAATTTGATTATGTCATCAATAGTATCAAAAGATTCTTGTTCAAATCCTAAAAAAGACGGTGCTGACAACCAATAACCATCAGTATCTCTGTCAAAACTAAATGAACCCACTTGTTTTTTATTTTTGTTAATTTGATATACTTGGTCAGCTGGACTAGCGTGTTTATCTCCTACCAATTCAATACCATCAGCATTTATATATTTTTCTGTTTGCCAAACTTTTTGGTATTTTCCTTCGTTAAGAAATTCGTTTAATTGCTTCATACTTGTTTTTTATTTTATTTAATTTTTTAAATTATTTCTATATTTTTACATTCATCAAATACAAACACAAAGATTTCACCGGTAATATTACTAGTTGTAAATGCATTTGCTTTCCAATCTACTTTTTCACCATTATCTAATTCTATTCTTATATTAATAGGGTCGTATTTATCAAAAAGTGATTTCAAAGTACCTTTATCTTTTATACTATACTGTGAACTATAAAGAGGAAATTTAGGATAATCTAATTGCACAGACATACCTTTTTTCAAATCCTTGAAATTCGTTATCTTTTCGCCTTCCTTTTTCCTATTAAAAAATTCATTTAAAGTTTTCATATATTTTTTATTTTTTGTTTTTAAAAATGTTTAAAAAATATTCTAATGCTGATATCCTTCTTTTGTCTGTTATCTTTTTATATAACTCTTTTGCAAACTTTATCGGGTTAGATGCTTTATCTAACATATCATATAAATCTGCATGAACTGCCCAAAAATAAGTTTCATCCCTTGTAACATTTTCTAAAATAGATTTATGTTTATTACCTAAGGCATTGATTATATTTTGTATCGACTTTTGTTTAAGAAGATTATATTCATCACTGTGTTCTTTAAGACTTTTCAAATCATGTGTTTATTTTATCCCCAGTAATTACTTGGTGGTACATATCCAGCAATTTTCTTAACTACCTCGTCAGTTACTTTTTTAGCATCAATACCTTTTCCGGCTGATTTTACCTTAATATAATTAGCATCTTTAATATAAGAACCACCTTTTCCAGATTTTGCTATTGTAGAATCAACACCTCTTTTGTTGAATGCATACCAAACATCACCATCTAAATATTTTTTAATATCTTTACCCATATCAAGAATATCTTTTGCTGTTTGTGCGGCACCTCTATGAGTATCCATTAAAATTTCTTCTGGAACTTGTCTACTTCTTTCTTTATTTTGTGCAATTGCAACATTATAAGAATTGATAACCCAAACAAGATGAACATTTATTTTTTCATATCCTAAAGATTCAATATCAGCAGAAATACTTCTTAACTTGTTTAAGTTCTTTAAAGTAACATCAAAAATAAGATTTGGTTTTCTATCTACCGGTGCCATTAAAATACCAGCATATCTTGCAAGTTTTCTTTTATCAATTACATTTAATTCTTCATCTAAGATTGTGTGTAAAGTACTAACATCATTAGGATTTTTCAAATTGAATTTTGAAATATCTTTTCCTGTTGCTTCCTCTGCCATTTTCTTAATCATATCAGATTTTAATGCTAATGCTTTAACTTCATCAACATCATAAACTTGACCTTCGATTCCCATAAGGTTATCTTTTACAAAACCTTTACCAGAACCAGCACCACCAGCAAGTAAAACTGCATTTCCAAATTTAGGATATGCTTTACCTCCGAATGTAATAAGTTTTTCATTTAATTCAAAAACTTCACTTTCGTAAACTTTATAATCATTACCATCTTCAACTGAAGGGTTTCCATTTTTGTCTATAACAATAACACCTATGTCACTGAATTTACCAAATTTCTTTTTAATGTTTTTATCGTGATTTGTAAATATTTCAACACTTTCTGGGTCATCCCAAAATAAAACACCAGAATCAATAACTTTGAATCCGTTACCTTTTTTATCAATTGCAATATCACCCGGCATTACTAATGCTAAATCTTTGACCGATGCACTTTCATTTATTCCTTTTAGTTCTTTTCTAAAAATATCTAATCCTTTCATAATTTATTATTTGTTTTCTTATTTAACTCACCTATTTCCAAAAGCATTGTACTAAAACAATAACCAAACTTAGCCCCAAACAAACTAATGTCTTGGGGCTAAAATCTGCACCTATAAAAAAATGTGTGAATATTCCAAAGACAATAGTGTTAACACTAAATCCAATGAAACGTAATGTCCAGGCACTATCAAAAATAATTGCTCCGGCCTTTGTTGCTTCTACGAAAAAAATACTTGCACCTAATCCCATAAGATAAACTAGGAAAGTGTACTTAGACAAAAAAGATGCAAATCTAATCGGAGCAACTCCTTGAAACCAGATAATGACATCTGTCAAAATCAACAAGGTAAAATATAATAGATATTTCATTAAAAAGTTATAGAATTGTCAATAAGACTTTTTTCTATTTTTTCGATTAGTCTATTTGCAATAGTTCTACTATGAATAGAAATTGATTTGGTCCTAGTCATCCACTTTAAAAAACCTAGTGATTCTTTAGAATCCATTTTCAATATGTTTTCATCTTTCAATTTACCTTTTGCAAAAAACACATCTTTATCTTCTCTTCTGAAAAAATTATCTGTATCAATAGTATCCGAAGATGATATCAATTCGTATTCTCCTTTAGTATCTATCAACTTGTCTAATATTTCAATGGTTGCAGTAACATCACTTTTTGCTTCGTGAGCTGTACCCATATCACCACCAACAATCCTGGAATGAACTCCTTCTAAGGTATTAGGATATAATTGTCTATATATGTCATATACATCAATTCTTTTGTTTTGAAGAATATTTACAGAACTAGGTATCTTTGCTTGTAGAAATTTTTCGATAATAAAAGGAATGTCAAATCTATTAGAACAATATCCACAAAGAATAGTACCTTTAGAAAAATAGTTTTCATAAATAGACTTTGCTTTTTCACTAAAGTAAGGATATCCTACTAATGATTCATTTGTGATTCCGTGCTTTTCTAATGCCTCTTCTCTTACTGGAACATTAGTATTATAGTACGAATCGTTTTCTATAAATTCTTTACCATCATATTTACATACATACAATTCTATGATTTCATCAGTTATTTTATCAATCCCTGTTGATTCGATATCAAAAAATGTTATAGGTGCTTTTGTTGTTTCATACAATTTAACGAGTATTTCTCTTACGTCTTTTTTCATTTTTTAGATGTGTAATATTATTAATAACTTTCTATATATTAAAGTTTTTTTAATGTAAAAATATTTTAAATTTGATACAAAAAGAGCAACTAAATTGTTGCTCTTTGTTTTTAACTTTCTAATAAGTCGTATAGTTTACTTTCCGTTGTCAAGTATCTGGAGATCAATTCTAGCTCCGAATAGTTTGGTCCTTTCATAATTCTAAGTTCTTTAGAATCTGTTTTAAAAACAATAGAATTTGTTGTTTTACAGAAGTACGGTTCGCTTTTTAATTCTTGTTCTATTTCTTTGATTTCATTAACATTTGTTTCATCAAAGTCTTTCCACACTATTTTAGTGTTTCCTTTTTGTACTATGTTCCAAGTATCTTTCATTTGTTCTATTTTTAAATATTCGTATTAGTTTTTAATTAGTCCAATCATTGTAATAACCATTATCGTATAGGGTAAGATGTATTGCAAAGGTTTCTTTAAAGTTTTTTGATATACTACCGTCAGTATCGTGCTTGCTTATCATAAATAAATAATATGCGGAATCTTCGGACATATTAAAATCTTTTGATATTTCATATAAGAAATCATAAAGTTCACTAGGTTCTTCATAGGTATTAAAACTTTTTGATAAACCACTATGTATTAATGCGTGACTTTTTATTTTATTTGATGCAATTTCGATCTCATATAGACAAGACAATTTTATTGTACTTAGAATTTCTTCTGCAAATGTTATCATACTATTGTTTATTATATGAATCCTGGATTCTTGCAAATCCGTTGACTATTGCTTTTGCAACTTGATGTTGAGTTCCAACATCTATCATTTTTTTACAATCTGATAAGTTATCAAAGAACCACATTTCTAATAGCATTGCCGGCATAGATGTATTTTTCAATACGTAATAGTTTGCTTCTTTATCAACATCACCATCGGACCATTTGTCCATTCTGTACTTTTCATCAGGAAAGAAATCTACAATTGAATCAAAAACCATTGTTGCTAATTCATCACTTTTAGTTTGTCCTTTGCTAGTAAAGATTTCTATGCCGTGTGCTTTTCCGGCACCCGATGCATTTCCGTGCATTGAAAAATATACACAATCTTTATCTTTTTTGTGATATGAATTTGCCATTGAAACTCTTTCCTTTAACGATATATCATTTTCAGAATCGACAATATCTAAATAAGACATTCCTCTAATAGCCATTATGTTTTTTACTATTCCAATTACTTGTCTGTTAAAAACCCCTTCATAGAATGAAATATCTTCTTCAGGATGATACCAACTCTTTTTCCAGGTGGATTTGTCATTCTTGTCAAAGGTGGGTGCAGTTGTATATTTTCCATCAACTATCCCACCATGTCCGGCATCTAATAAAAATGTAATTTTTGACATTTACTTTAGTTTTTTTGTTAGTTTTTCGATCTCAATATCATATTTGTGCATTATGTCATCAGGTCTTTCTTTAGTTCTAATGATTGCATTATTATAATACAAATTTCTTTTTGAAATTTTATATCCTTCTAGTTCTAACAATAATTGAAAGTTGTTTAATGTAATTGTACTGTCAGCTAAAACTTTAATTTCTGTTTTTAAGGAATCAACTTCTAAAGTCAATTTCTTATTTTCTTTAATAACTTTACTAGAATTCCTATTTGAGTTGCACGTATATAAAAACGTACAACTCAAAAGGATAAAAGTTATTAAAGGTAGTTTTTCTAAAAACCTTTTCATAATTTTAATTATTAGCTTCTTCAGTTTGTTTAGCTGCCATTGCTTCTTGCATTGCAACTTCTGGGGTAATACCCATTTCTGCAGCCTGTAATTCGAAACCAGCATCTCTTAATGTTTGCTCGTCTTTACCAATTTGATTTTGAATAATTTCGGCAAGTGATGTCAACAATTCAGAAACTTGAGATACTTGGTCAACCCCAACATATTTATTGGTTGCGACAAATTGAAACAATGCTCTGATTGATTCTTTAGTAACATTAGCAATAGATTCTGGTTTTAATTCAGAAACTAATTTTTGAGCTGCCGAAATGTCCCAAGCTTGTTGTCCTACCCATTCTACTTTAGGTAAAATTTCCATTGTTAATAATGCAATAGAACCTTGCGACAACGAAAGTTCATATGTCTTTTCACTGTATTCTTTTTGAATTGCTTCAAAAGATTTACCAAGTTCTTCAAAAGTAGATGATTCAATATCACTACCTAACACTCTTTGTACTTTTTCTTCAGCAACCGAAGTTTCTAAGGTTTTAACTTTTCCCATAATTGTTTATTTTAAATTTAAAATTAATATACTATATTTATTGTTTATCAGTAATATACATCTGTCAAATGTAGCACCAATGTTGTAAAGCAAGGCTTGTGGTTCTAATATCAAATCTGATTTTATGTCTTTGAAATATTCACTTTTTGCTAATTCTACAAATCCTTCTTTAGAATTAAGTAAAATATTCATTATGTAATGTAAACAATCTTCTTTTTTCAAATCGTAAAGTTTATCAACCCAAACATCTTCGTCATTTTTAAATGGGGATTCAGGAATACTAAATTTATCAATATCTACATTTGATAAACCATGTTCGTTTTTATGATTACCTAATACATATGCAAATGTAGAACGCAACATTGATATTTCTTCATAGACATTATCTTCTCCGAAACACATTTGCCAAGCCTTTGCTGAAATATCTAACTCAGTAAAGCAATTTTCAGAAATGATATTTCTTTTGTCTTCTAAGTCATCCTCATTGATAGGATTAAGTTTTACTTCTTTCATTGTTTTTAATTTATTATATCTTTACTATTAAATGTAATTAAAACCATAAATATTTTATTGCGGCTGAAAAAAGTATTACGATTGATAGTGGTTTTAAAATTGTACCTATTATATTCCAAATAGTTTTAGAAAGTGTTACATCGTCATTTTGAATTTTTATGTAACATAGTAATGTAAAAGTATCCGGTATGTGAACCGGAGCTTGTGGTTCTATCAAAGAAGTAATACCCAAAGGTAGATGCTTATCTAATATTGCTAAACTATTAGAAAGTGCTTTTTCTTTTGTTTCTTGATTCTGAAACAATTCCTTTGATTTGAAATTTAACGTATAGTAAATATCTCCCGAATAGTATTCAAGTCTAACTGGAGATTGTGTCATACTATTCGGATAATCGAAATTGTTTGTAAATGCTTGTTGTAATTTTTGATCTTCTTTACTAAAGAATTCTAAAAGAACTTCTTTTATTTTAGAATGTTCTCGATACTCTTTCCAATAGTTAACATTGGTAATGAAATCAAAAATTTTATTTGATAAATTCATGGTATAGGTTTTCGTTAAGTTGTAACTTTTTCTTTGCGTTAAAAATTCTATTTAAAACATTTTGCAATTTAGTATCATACTTTTTTGCAATTTCTTTTGTTTTCATTTGATTACAATATTTATCATGTAACATATTGTAACTAGTTTCATTATCTAATAGAGTTTTTATAGTATCCCAAAGGGTATTTATACTTTCGTTTTTTATGAAATCTTCTTGTAGGTCATATGTATAAGAATCTTCAGAAATGTTCTTATCAGAAATTACCATATTACTTACAATTGGGTCCTCAATATCATATTTGCTAAATTGACCTCCTGTACTTTTATAGTGTCTGATAATATTTTGTTTTACCTTTAGATAAATCATAGTACTTATACTGTACTTTACTACATCTATTTTATCAATATCATTCCATATGGAAATCATTGCTTCATTATATGCATCTTCTAAAACTTGAACCGGATTATCAAATTTTTTGTAATAGTTTATTACAGACGGTTTCAATGTATCGAAAAGTAATTTGAATTTCTTTTCTGATTTAGTTTCTTTGAACTGAATCCCTAATTGTTTGATGTTAACTCTTGCCATACTTTCTACTTTTTTTACTTTTGTTAGTTTACTAAACATAGTTTCTTAATAGTATATATTACCCCTCAGAAATCTACTAATTATTAAATGCATTACTAATGGGTTTTATTTTATTAAAATGAACTTTTTTTTAGTTTTTTTTAATTAGTAATACCTCGTCATACAATATACGAATTAAAAATGACAATTGCAAGGAAAAAATAAAAAACTTTTATTTTCTTCTTGTATTTTTTGTTGATTAAATATACTAAAATAAGTATAAATTATGAGTTTACCAGTTTATTTATCGAATATCAAATCAAGCGGGGTATATACCTTTGAGTTCGACAAATCACAAATAGTAACAACTACTACTTCTACAATAAGAATGATTATTGGATTTAGTAAAGTTGGACCGTTCAACACTCCCGTATTTTGTCAGGATTATGCATTCTTTCAAGATGTGTACGGTAAAAGAGATAAGCAATTAGAAAAGAAAGGTTCGTACTTTCATCTAAGTGCGCAAGAAATGTTATTGGATTCTCCAATTATTGCATTGAACTTGTTAATATTAAATGATGCACTAGACAAAACTGAATTTATTAGTTTTTCTACAGCAGCAAAAGACAAAAACCAAAAAACTGGTTATGCACCACTTTCTGGAAATTTCAATTCAAGCAAGTTTTGGAAATTAGATTCGGACAAAGCACAATCTAATATTGAAGCACAACCAGGATATACTAAGTCTTTATTGAACTTTTCAAACGTAGGAAGTAAAACATTTTCTGTTATAGTAACACAAGATAGAATTCAAGGTCTTGACACAACAGCAAACGATTGGTACGGAGAATCAGATGTTCCTGAATTTATGGATGGTTCTGATTATATCAACGATTATTGTATTAGAGTTAATATCATAAAAGGAGATTATTCCGATTTCGAAAAATTAGCAACTGATCCATTATTGGGTGATTACTTTGATTCTAACGGAATTAAAAAAACATATGAAGACATTAACGGAAATACTAGCGATGGTCTTGTAGCATTCTTAGAAAACCCTAATGTGGTTTCTTTAGGAGAATATATTGGATTATTAATTCCTAATTTTCAAGATGCTGACGGAACTGATTTGTATATTCAAGATTTAGTTAATTTAGAAACATCATTTACTGGACTTTTCTGTTCTGTTGATGAAGACTTGTTTGATGGTTCAACTATGTTGTCCGGTAATGTTATTGATTTACTAGGTGGTACAATTGATGGTGATACTAACTTAAATAAAATTGACTATCTTTCATACTTGGGAGGTATTACAGAAAATTTAGCGTATACTGCCGAAGTATATACTGCTGGGGAAGAAACTTTTCAGGCAAATGTATCTGCCAACAATTCAACTACTGCTACTGCATTATTAAAACAAACGGATACAGGTGTTGGATATAATTCAACACAATTTGACACAATAGTAATTTATAATCCCGGTGCAACAGCATCAGAGGCTCCAGTAGGAACAAGTCCATTTACTGGTGCAACCCCAGCAATAAAATCAGCAGCTTGGTTGGCTTATGCAAATTCTATTAAACCAAATGTTTCTTTTATGAGTTGTACAGGAACATCAACAACACTCGCACTTGTAAAATCGGTTAGTGTATTATTTGATAGAGTAGAAATTCTAATACACCCAAAAGACGAAGCCGGTGCATTAATGTATTTCGATGGTACATCATTATCATCCAGTGTTGACGAAGCAATAAAAGGTAATCCAAGTATTGGCATTCTTACATTAGATACAACAACAACTCCTAATAGTTATATCATTACAAAAACTAATGATGCTGGAGAAGATTATCTTTCTGGTACAATTTCAAGTGGTGATGATGTATTAATTTCTGGTACAACCTTTGATACATTTAGTATAGTGTCCGATGTTGCTGATGGGAATGGTGATGCATTAGATACTGCATTAGGTTCAGATATTCTTTCACATCAAATATCTTTTTATAGATTAACACCAGCAACAAATACGACTGAATCAAGTTTGACAATTAAATCAAAAGCCGGTGCAATTAATGCATCTTATACTGTAACCAAAGTAAATGACTATGAATTTACATATACTGTCGGTGCTGCAGGTGCTCCCGCTCTTAGTAAAGACTTAGTTGTTTCGGATTTCTTAATAAGAGGATTTACTGTTGGTTCAACTAAAACTAACATTGACCCTAGAACAGGAAACACTAGATTTACTAGAATATTGTCGGTAAAAGAAAGTGGTGGTACCGTAACGGTTAAGACACTTGACCCTGTATATTTTGGTACTACTAATAACAAAATCGAAAGATACAAATCGGTTTCAGAGTTTGTAACAAATTATAATGTACAAGGATTAGACGGATTTACAATGAGAGCTGACCAAATGCCAGATGGAACACCGGCTAGACAAAATGCTATATTGAAAGTTTTAACAGATACGGGATTGTATGGGGCATTGTCAGATAAAGAAGCAATTACATTTAGATATATAGTTGATACTTTTGATGGATTGATTGAACCTAGTTCTAAAAATGTTTTAACGGCATTGTGTAAAAATAGACAATTTGCATTTGCAATTTTAAATGCACCGTCTGTTAAAGCACTTAGTGATTCTACTAATCCATTATTCAAATTTAATATACTAAGTGAATATGACCCAAGATATGTTAGTACCGGTGGTAATCAAGATTTGAACCCAAGTAACACATTTTCGTTACCTAGTTTAAATCAAGGTTCTAACTACTGTGGTTTCTATCATCCGTACTTAGTATTGAGAGAAGGGCCAAGTACTAAATTAGTACCACCAGCAGCGTATATTTCTAACAACTTTATGGCAAAATATAGAAGTGATAAACCTTACTCTATAATTGCAGGACCAAGAAGAGGTGTAGTAGCTGGAAATAATGTTGTAGGTGTTGAATACATTTATGATAGAACAGGATTAGATTCAGTAGAACCATTCGGATTGAATGTTATTGTACCAAACAGAGGTTTCGGAAACGTAATCAATGCTAATCAAACGGCACAACAAAACATAAAATCTGCATTGTCAAGTATTCATGTAAGAGAATTGTTAATTTACATTGAAGAAACTGTTGAGCAAATTCTTAAAAGTTATAGATGGGAATTCAATACCGTTCAAAATAGATTAGAAATCAAAACTTTAGTTGATGGTTTCCTAAGTCAAATATTGAACGATGGTGGTCTTTATGATTACCAAACGGTTATGAATACGGTAAATAACACTAGTGAAGTTATTGATAACGATATGGGTATTATTGATATCGCTATCGAACCAGTTAGGGGATTAGGTAAACTTGTACAAAGAGTTACTATTCTTAAAACGGGTGCAATTGCATTAGGAGAATTTTCAGTACAATAAAAATGATTAAATAAGATATAGAGAACTTAAAATGTTCTCTATATCTTTAAAATACTTAGATAAAAAAAATTATATAATATGGCAAGTTTACCACATTACAAAAATTCAAAGGCATCCGTAAACAAATGGGAATTTGTTGCTGGTAACTTATTTGAAGTTACTATATTACCACCACCTGGTGTCGGTGGAGGAGAATTACTATTAGAACACGTTAGAACTATTGGTGGTCTTACAACAGAAATGGGACAAGAAGCGGTTGAACAAGAATTCAAAACGTCAAAACGTTCATTTTTAAGTACAGTTCCTACAAATACAGTTGTTGATTTAGCAATTGCATTTTCATTGAACTTAAATGATGACAATGAAATGTATGTTTATAAAACGCTTAGAGATTGGAAAAGATTGGGTTATAACCCACTAACTGGTGAAATGGGACTTAAAAAGGACTATTCGGATGCGAAAATTATAGTTACTATGTACAATAGAGTAGGTGATATTCATTGGCAAAGAACTTTCCACGATTGTTTCGTAAACGGAGATTTACCTGAATTAGCGTTAGATTATTCTTCTGGTGACCCATTAGAAATGGAAGTTACTTTTAGAAGTGATTACTTTACAGAACAACAAGTATAGTAAATTAAAAATTATAAGAAAAAAGGGAACTATTGATTTAGTTCCCTTTTTTTTGTTTATTGAATAATAACTATTTCTATGCAACTCTTTTTCCATTCGATTCTAATTCATCGTAACGGTCTTCTATTTTATTTATGATGTCTGCTCTACTTTGATCTTCTTTAGTCATTTTAACTACGTGAAAACCGTCTATGTCTTGAAAATTCTCAATTAAAAATTCTAATCCAGAAGTTTGTCCTGATGAACTATCTTTTTGTTGTGTATCTCCTAAGATAACCAATTTACAATTTTGTCCTATCCTAGACAATACCGTTCTCAAAATTGCGTTGTTTATGTTTTGTGCTTCATCTAATATTATAACACAATTGTTTAATCCTATACCTCGTATATAAGCAAGAGGTAAAAACTCAATTACTTGAGATTGTCTTGCCATTTCATAAGTACCTGGATTAATTATTTGTTTAAAGTTGAAATCAAACGAAAACAAAAAGGGGGCAATCTTATCTTCCATCGTACCTTTTAAGAATCCAATATCTTCCGATTTGTTATCTAAGGTCTTTACAGATTTACATAAGTATATTTTATCATACGAACCCGTCTTAAAAGCTTTCAGTGCTCCTTGAATAGCGGAATATGTTTTTCCTGTTCCTGGTTTGCCATGTACAATAGTAATAGTAGTGTTTTTGTTACTAATAGATTTTACTATTTCGCTTTGATTTTTAGTTTTACATTTAAACTTAGATACCGCAATATTGTTTTTAAAGGTTTTGATACCACTATCTTTATTTTCTTTTTCCATAGGTTTTGATTTAGTCTTTGTATTAGAATATTCTAATAGAATTTCTGTATCCTCTTCGCTGAAATTCTTTATTTTCATAGTATATATTTTATCTTCTATGATATTTAACCTATCTAAAAAACTTTAATGTTGTATTAAGAAAATGATGTATTTTGAATATTAACATCTATACCAGCTCGTAAAGTATCAGTAACTAATTCGAGTTCTGACAATAGTGGTCCCAAGTCTATTTTTTCTTGTGTTTGTGTCGCAGGACTTGCTGTTGTTGTACTAGTAGAACCTACTTCAATTCCATTCATTTCTGCAATTGCATCTTTTAGTTTTTCTAAAACGGCTTCTAAATCACCAAAACTACCATCCATTGCCTCTGCAAAGTTAGTAAGGTTTTCGGCCAATGAATTTAATTTAGTTAATTTTTTCAAATCCATTCCATTAATAGATTCTTTCATATCAACAAACATTTTACCAATATCTTTAGATGCCCCCCCTTTCATTTTTTCTACGGATTCGGCAAAGGATTCGATTCCTTCAAAAAGAGTTTCTACTTTATCTTCATCCATCTTTTCAAAATCAGAATCGGTAAATGTTTTAATAACAGAAGTTAAGGGTTTACTAAATGTTTCTTGTAGTTTTGCACTATCAATTTTTACTTTACTGAAAGTAGATATTGCATTTGCAAAACTTTCCATAGGAGATGCCAATGTTCCTAAATATTCTATACCATCTTCAATATCATCATTTTCCCCCAATTTTATAAGTGGGCCCGTTAATGCATTAAGCATTGTTGTAATTCCTGTCCCTATTTTTCCAACATCAATTCCCTTTTCAGAACCAGGTACCACTTTTCCTTTATCATCAAATTCAACTACTTTCATATTACCGAAAAATGACATACCTAATGCAAAAGAACCTAATGCATTTCCAAGTTTACCTAATAATTCAATTCCCGTTCCTAAATTACCTTGACTAAACCAACCACTACCGTCTGAATTTTCAGCTCCGAAATCTTTTAGGGGTTTAGTTATTTCTTGTAATAATAATGCTATATTAGAACTAATTGCAGCCGGATTTATCGCACCTTTAGTTTTTACTGTATATTTCGCATCTGCCCCCTCTCCTTCCTTTACAACCTCACTTAGTTCTAAATTTGCAAAAGACCCTATACCTTCAGCAAATGCCGAAAGTGCGTTTCCTAATCCGGTAAGTAATGCTATTCCGGCAGCAACTTTTATAAAATCAGAAATACCGAAATCACTGAAAGCATCCTTTACAGCAGTTACTAATGTTACAATTGCTCTAGCCAAAAGGTCAGATTTTTCTTGTGTCCAATCAATTCCCGCAAATTTAACTAAAGAATCTGTAAATACCCATACTGCGGCACCAACTACTAATAATGCAGCCGCACCGGCAAGTATAAATGGTGCAACTAAACCTGCGGCCCCGAACGCAACCCCCATTCCAACAATAAATGCCGATAATATTCCTATTGTTTTCCAAGTAATATTGGCTTCTTGTAATTTGGCTAAAGAAAATGCTATTATAGCAACTACAACAGCAACTAGTAACATTGATAATGCACCAGGAATTATTTGAGCTTTAAGTGCACCAGCAATTACAAATACAATTGCTAATCCTATCATAACAACTCCTAACATAAGAGCTGCTGCTGCAAACCTTTTTAAAGAAATAGTTGTTATAAAAAATAAAATACCTACGATAATTGCAGTTGCAATTGCTAAAAATATCATACTCATTGCACCTTTGTTGGTTTTTGATTCAACCAATCCTATTAACATAAATACTAATGCAACTCCTATTAACACACCAAAGACTAATAAAATTGCACCCATCGTAATTTGATCCATAATAAATTTAGAAAGAACAATTAATCCAATTACTATTCCTATGGTTAATGCTAAAAATATCATACTTTTTGCACCATCTTTTGCACTATCATCAACTGCTGATATCATACTAAAAGCAAAAGCAACAGCAAAAAGAGTTCCTATTACCAACAAGACCGGTCCAAATCCTACTGCACCTAAAATTAATGACGCAATGGCAATAGACAAAACAATACCTAATACCGCCCCTGAAATAAACAACAATGCTTTTGCACCTTCTTTCAAGTCTTTTGTCATTGTTCCGAGCCATTTAAAAAAGAAAACCCATACAATTAAAAAAGGTAATGTTGTAATCATACCTATTGCCAATAATGGGCCAGCTAGTAATATTGCTAATGAAAACAATATTATTTTCTTACCCATATCGAAAAGTGCAGTAAAAGCTTCAAATTTCTTTTCGTCTAATTCATTTACGGCATCTACAAATTTCTTAGTAGCATCGGCAAACTTATCCATTCCAAGTGCCATTGCTTGTAATGCTTTACCTCCCCTTTTCTTAAACATTTTACCAAAAGACTTAGTTCCTGATGAATTGAAAATAGAAATTGAACTACTCCCACCAGTACCTTTGACTAATCCCTTTGCAATTTCTTGTAATAATTTAGTTTGTTTTGATAATTCTTTACCTATTTCTTTAGATAATATAGTATTTGTTTTGTTTATACCCGTTAAAATAGAAACATTTTGATTCGCATTGACTGTGGCCAATGTTTCTATATTCTTTAATATTCCAGCAACTAAGTTTTCACCCATTTCTAAATCCGATAATTCCCTTTCTTTATTTAATCAAATAAACAATTTTACATTTTAGGCATTTTAAAATTACCTAATTTTGGCATATTCCCACCAAAACCTTTCGTGTACTTACTTGCGTCGGATTTCATTTTTTCCATCTGTTCATTTGTTTGGTCTTTACTTCCAGATTTGTCTCCGTTTTGTTCCTTCAACATATCAACAAGGTCTTTTACCATCCATTGGTATTCATAGTAACAAAGGTTATCTATTTCGGATGGTTGTATATGTAAGTGATGTTGAACATATACTCTATTTTTATAAAAAGATCGCAAATCAACTTTCATTGATTTAAAAATGTCTTTCATCTTTAATCTAACAGTCGGTGTCCTCATTTATACTAAGTTTAGTACTATATTTAATCATAAAAAAAGACTACCAAAAATGATAGTCTTTCTTAATATTGTACGTATTTTATTTTACTTAGTAATATTTTTAAGTTCTTTGAATAGTGCATCCTTATCAAATACCTCATCTTCCATACCTTCAATTGAAGAAAGTCCATCACGACCAACAACAACTTTTAGAGGACCTGACCAATTTGGTATTTTATTTATTGGATTATCCCCATAAAAATCTGTAACCCCACTATTTGTAGTTTTGCTAACTTTCTTAAAGATTGTTTTTAGAAAAGATTCTATCTCATCGTGATTACCTTTACCTTCGTTTAAAAATTCGTTTAAATGTTTCATATCTTAATCTGGATTTTTCCAACCTTTATAGAAGTCTGCAAATGCTTGTCCTTCGGCACTTGCTTGTGCTTCAATCATACCTAAAAGTTGATTTAATTGTTTTGTTGTAATTTGTATTCCTTTATTTTCTGTTCCAAAGTAATCAGCACTACCAGAAAGTCCACCTGGTGTTTCGTTTCTTAGTCTACCATTAAATGCTTCATCATTAATTTTATAACCTCTTATTGCTCTGAATCCATATAGATAAAGTTTACCGTCTTTTGCAAATAGTTCTACTAATTTTTGACTACCATTCCTATCATCAGGTGATGAACCATAAGTAAAGATAGAAACCCTAGATGGATATACTTTACCGAACATAGTTCTTTCTTCTTCGTAATCATCTACAATACCTTTTTTGGTTTTACTTTGTAGTGCATCTCTAAGTGTCTCAGTAGATTCCAAATCTTTTTTACTAAGATTACCAACTTTAGTACCATAGTTCTTTGCTTCGTTTAAAAATTCATTTAGTGCTTTCATAGTTTTATCTTTATTTTACGAAATGATAATGTGATTCTAAATATCCACCTTTATCTTTATAGAACGCTTCGACATCATATTTCTTTGGGTCTTTGTGTTCAGGTAATTTTGTTTTGATAAATTCTAATCCATCTTCTACTGAATCAAACTCGTGTGCCTTACCATCATCTTTAGTCCATTGTACATCACCTTTTGGTGTTATTACAACGTATTTGTTGAATTTAGATGAACGTACTGTTATTTTATCGTATTTTACCCCTTCATTAAGGAATTCATTTAGTGCTTTCATAATTTATTTAATTTTATCTAATCCAACGAACATAATCTTCAAGGGCATATTCTTTTGCAATAACATCTCCTTTCATTTTATTCCAAAGGTCAGTTGCCATTTCAATATAAACTTCAGCATCATTTTCATATCTATCAATCGGTTCAACATATCCTTTGTCCCCTTTAATAACATCTAATATTCTTTCGTTATAAACTTGTCTAATTTCGTTTGTTATATCAATCTTTTCATCAGCCCAAGTAGGAAACAATTTAATTGCTTTCTTGAATTTAGTATCCCAATACTTTTCTGATTTTTCAGCTTCTCCTGTGTATTGATTTATTTCATCTAATACAGATTTACCTTCATTCAACTTTGTTATTTCGTTAGATTTGTTACCAACAAACGTTTGAAATCCACTTTTCTTAGTGTATTTTACATCATAGGTAACTTTTCCGTCATTTCGTACATTTGTTATTACTGCTGGTTCCCCATAGTATAATACCTTTTCACCTTCTTTAAAAAATGGTTTAATGTGCCAACCATATTTATCTGTTACTGGTTTTTTAGATTCATCCATTCCGGACATACTTAATACAGCTTTTTTCTTTTTAGTCATCAACTTTATTAATTCATCAAGAACTTTACCACCTTTATCATCGGTTGCTCTATGTGGTCTACCTACAAAGTCTTGACCGATTCCTTCTAATTTACCAGAACGATTAAAAGTTATATTACCTTTAGGTGTTTTTAATTGAAAATCTCCCATACCTAAATGTACTAATTCAGAACCAGGAAGTACTCCTTTACTGTAATTTACAAAATTGCTATCAACAATAGTTTGATTTCCTACTCTTTCGTAGTGTCCTACATCTTTTGCTTCGTTTAAAAATTCGTTTAAGTGTTTCATATTATAATATTTCTTTTCTTATTTAACCAAAAAAAAGGCAACCAAATCGGTTGCCTTTGTGGTATTATTGTATTCTACATTAATTCATCATCTAAGATACCTTCTTCTATGAATAAACCTTTGATTCCAGTAGGTAATTCTATATTTGCTTCTATTGGGTCACCGCATTTAGTACAGGGTTTCAGCATTTTTTCTTTTACCGAAATTGCAGCTAATTCAACTAACTTAGTAAAAGTTAAGAATTTCTTTTCATTCCATCGTATGAATTCCATTCTATAATTAGACATATCATCAATTGAAAATCCTCTCCATTCTTCTACCATATAGGGAACAGTTTTTAAGAAAGGTAGATATTCTTTAACATTTTCTTTGTTTTCTTGTAATGATTTGATATATTTATTTATTACTCTCATAATACCAATTGTCGGTGGTCTCATATTGATGATACCATAAGTCTTGGTTTCTATGTCAAATCTTCTAGTATCATCGGAATAATACTTGGCAATCTTTTCGTTGAGTTCTCTCTTTTGAAAATTCTCATTGATAATTTCCATATCATTTTCTGTATTGCAAGATTCACATTTAGCTTTGAATGAGATTTTATTTTCTCCTTCTGCAAATGTAAGTTGTCTAATACTTAAAATAAGACTTAAACGATCTTCTTCTAAGATATCTTTCCAGGATGCAACTTTACTAGGAAATGAAACCCTAACACAATTACTAAGTAAATCTACTAATGCTTCATCAACTTCATATGGATTTTCTTCATCAAGTGCTGAAAAAGTTCTAATATCTTTAACCGTTGCCGATTTAATTCTTACTTTAGTTCCTCTAGGATAGAATCTACCTTTAGATGGAAATTCAGTAACATCTACCGAAAAGAATCCATGTCTTAATTCTGTTTGTTCAACAGATTCTTTAGCATAATCAGCTCTTTCTATTTTACCTAATGATTTTATTTTAGGTTCTTCTTTAGGTGCCTCAGTTGCTGCATTTTCTAAATCAGATATACCTTGCTTTTCTTGTGAACTTTCTTTAGGTTGATTGTCCATTTCACGCAAAGCTCTTTCTTCTGGTGTTAAATCGTTGTTATCGCTCATATTATAAAATTTAATGTATTTTATTTAATCTAGGTATTAAAGTCTTTTTTAGTTACATTTAAAGTTTCTTCTGTACCTAAAACTCTTAATGTATATATATTACGGTCAGTATCTACACTTACAATTTTACCGAATTTCTTCCGACCTCGTATATAACATACCATACCCTTTATTATTTGAGTATCATCAGAAACTAATTCCATATTTTCATCAAGTTCTATTAAGTGTTCTAAAAAAGAATTTTGTGTTTGAACAATACTGATTAAGGTTTTTAAACATTCCTTTACGAATTCACTATCAATATCTTTATTCGTACAATTTTCTAAGTTTTGTAGTAACTTTTTAGTTGTATCAAAATATGTTATTTTTTTCTTATCCATTAATAAAATGTCATACTAAGACAGTTGTCTTCTATTGTTAATTTATTTAATATCTTATCAAATCCGTTTATCTTTACATCTAGGTCTTTAACGCCGCTACTTCTGGTATAAATAGGAAATTCACTTTTAAGTAATTCTATTTTATTATCACCAAAGGTAAAAACTAAAATATCATTAGATGTTGATACTTCCTTTTCCATTTTCACTGTTAAGTCGTTGTAATTCATGCTCAGTGGATTCAACGTTATTTGACATTCTTTTAATGTCAGTATTTCCTGCGTTTCCATCGCTTTTTGCTTTTTTTAATGCGTATTTAAAATATTTTAATGCTTTTTCTTTTTGTCCAGTATAATATAACGAAACTCCGTACATATCATAAACTCCCCATTCATACATAAAAGGTTCTATGAACAATTCTCCTTTTAAACCTTCTTTAATGTATTTCAATGCCAATTTTAAGTATATTAATGCATTTTTATGCATATTATTTGCCTGTAAAAATGATGTCATGTTGAATAGGTGTTCTACTCTATTTGTCATATTAAATTCTTCACATTTAAGTAGATGCTGAAATATAAATTCTTGTGTGTTTATGTGATAACTCAATCGAGCAATCATCAATTGTGAATAATATATTTCTTCTATAAAATGTGTTTTTACTTTAGTTCTTTCTGTATAGTACTGAATTGATTTTCTACATAACTTTAAACCGTGTTCATCTTTTTCATCTTTTTGTAAAAGAATATTTGCAGCATCCCTATAAGATTGTGCTAAATAAAAAGTCCATCTTGGGTCTTTCCAGTCATTATCATCTTGATACTTTAAAAGAATTTCAGCGTGTCCTTCATATTTTTTAGAAACATCATCCATTTGCCAAGAATTTCCATCTGGGGTAATCAACATATGACCAAAATCAATTTTTACATTTTTAGAATGATTTTTTGATTGTAGAACTTCGTGTACTGGCCCATACCAATAATAATCATTATCGAACCTATAAAATTGCGCACGAGAATATCGCATACCACCATATTTACATGGTATAAGCATTTGGTCAGGTTTGTTTATCCCTATGAATTGGTTTAGTGTAGTTTTGTTAAATGTCTTATCTAAAACAAGTTGTTCATCTGCATCCATCCAAAATCCATATTGTCCTAAATCCTTTGCGTGTTCTATGCTTTGATTTCTACATTCTTCAAAGTTAGTGAACTCAAAATCTATTATCTTACCACCAATTCCTTTAGAATCGAAAAAAGTTTTTATGATTTCTTTTGTTTTGTCTGTTGATCCAGTATCTACTATGCAATAAGAATCAATCATTTTATAGCAAGAATTCAGAGCACGTTCAATTACGTGCTCTTCATCTTTTACTATCATAGTTAATACTATTTTAGTTTCAGTCATCTACTAATCTTTAGTAGGTTCTAAAATAACTTCAGTTGGTTCCGTTGTTGGTTCCGAAGGTGCTTGTTCTTGCTCTTTTGCATAAGCATTTAAGAGTTTAAGAGATTGAGAAATGTAATCTAAATCTTCCCATTCGAAAATTCCAGCTCTTCTACCTTGTTCTGCAGCCTGCATAAGTACAGAAATTGCCTGATTTAAATTTGAAACAGTTCCTGCTTCTTGTTTTGCTTCACTCATTTGTATATGTATTAAAAATTAAAAATTAAAAATTAAATCGCAAACATTATGTTTACATCTAGATTATTTACTTTCGCTGTAATCTTACCTTTAAAGGTTTTAGATTCCATTATAAATAAACTATTCAACTTAAACGTTACGGGCATATTAGTATCTAATTCAGATACCGTTCCTGTAAAGGAATTTATATTGGTGCTCGTGTACCCTATTGCCGATGGCATTGAAATATTACTATTGTTATAAATATAGTTTGTTTCGGACCACTCTATTAGTTCAATGATATTATAAGCCGTTTTATTTTTTACAATGTCACTTATTTTCTTATCTAATTTAACAATAACCCATTTTCCGAGCGTATCATTAAAAATAAACAAGATATATTCATTATCTAATTTTGTATATGCGTAATAGTCTAACTTACATTTATATTCATTATCTGCAGCACTTGACTTAATTATCAAGTTATTGTTTTCAAGATATCCAGTAAAAGAATAGTTATATACTCCTTTTGCTACTGCTGTTGCGCCACCAACGACACAAGTTCCGGTTGCCCCTGTTATTCCTATTGCAGCTGATGTTGCTCCTGTTCCACCACAACTGGCAACATCTATGCAAGTACAACCAGCCCATCCAGTAACTCCGGCTGCTGTTGGTCCGTGTGAACAATCGAATAATAGTGCATTATCAGAAAAAATAGTTTTAGTATCAAGAGCGTATGTTGTATATTGATCCATTTCAAAATCTAATAATACTTCTGATGTAGATGTAGAACCGGCATTACAACCACAATTACTTGCCAATGAATTATTTGCCGGCAAACAAGCACTCGTTAAATCAATAGAACTATCCGTTGCTTTAATTGTACTACCAGTACTCGTATTACTATTCCTTGCCCTAACAGCAATAAATTTATAAGGGGTAGTTATTGCAATTTCATCGCCTTTATTCAATAGACCGTTCCAAGTTGTCCAATTAGTAACACTTGGTAAATAATCCTTTAAAGTTAATCTTAAATCACTTGCAACAGTATCTCCATTGGACACTATACTAGGTCCATTTTCGTCTATTTTTATTATGCATTTTTTAGTACTTGACATTTAACTTATATTATTTTTCTCCTATTGAATTAACAACTTTTTCAGCGTCATCAATAACATCTTCTAATTTACTGTGATTCTTCTTATTATTTAATTCATCAGAATTTCTCTTTTTTCTAAAGGATTGTAATATAACATCGGACTTTTCAGCATTCGTATGAATTTCTGTATCTTCGGTTGCGTTATTCGTATGAATTTCTGTATCCTCCGTTACAGGAACTTCTTCTTTAGGTGCAAGATAGTCCATTAATGATTTAATGAATCCTAACGAAACTAAAGGTAAGATACCACCACTAATAAAAGAAAAAACTCTTTTTGTAAAATCTGGGTCCTCATCAACCAGATCGAAAAGTTTTGCCCATTCAGAAATGTTACCACTATGTGACCATGCCCAATACATATTTCCGTGTATTTGAAATGTTGTTAGTAATATGAACAGAATCCAAATAAGAGTTTTGTTTCCTTTAGAAATGATAATACCACCTAATGATGCCATTGCTCCTATTTCAAATCCGATTGCTAAACACCAGGATAAAAACAAATTGTTTGACAATTCAAAGAATTCTATACTGTGTATTGTACTTACGGTACTAACAAGTACCCATAAACTAATAAAAGTTCCTATCCAAAATTTTTCTTTAATGTTCATATCTATACTTTAGTAGTTTCCAGCATTTTGGAAAACTTCTTTAGATATTTAATCAAATCTTTTTCGTAATATTTAAGTAAAACATCAAATTCCTTTGTTCCTATTTTACTTATTTGCATAAAACTTTTAGAAACTTCTTTATCAACTTTACTTTTTGCTTTTTTCTTTGCTCCTGCCATTGAAACTCTTAGAACTCTCCTGATATATGCCAGCATTTTCATACCTTGACCGGACTTATTCATATCAAGAAATGCTTGATTCCAAAAATCAACCGTACTTTCGGGACAAACTCGCATATGTGTCATATTGAATGAAACTTCGGGCAAAGCCCTGGATAACATTCTATTAACAATGAAGGCATGTCTTTTTTTATCCATATTAGAAATGTCGGCAAATTGTTCTTTTCCTAATTGTCCTATTATATCAAACGGTGATTTTACTATCATAATCCTAATTCTTTAAAGATACTTGCACTACTTGAATTGTCGTGTGCTTTCTTGTCATATAGTTTCATAGACATTAAAAGCTGTTTATAGTTAAATTGTTTTTGTACTTCGCATTTTTTCTTTTTATAAGTTTCTTCTGACCAATTAAAAATATCATTGTACAAATAAGATGGGATAGTATCCTTGTGTAACAATACAAGATTTATATTAACATCTACATTATTTTCAACATCTTCAATAGAGTACTTGTTTTGAGATTTAAAATTTCTAATAGCAGAACTTGCTAGTTTTCTTTTGAAATCAGTACGAAACAAATCTTCCACATTGAATTTAGAAAAATCAATTTCTTTCTTTATGTTTTTTATAGTTGCGTCCGCAATCCCTGTGTTAAACCATTGGCCAGCTTTTTTGGCCTTGGGTCCATATTGTCTAGCTTCACTTATAATAGGAACTATATTATCAGATACATCACCACCTAAAACCTTTTCAATAACTATTTCGAATGGATCAACTACTGATAACTTAGAACTTGTATTATTAACTACTGAACGAAGACAATCAACGGCATAAGTCTTTTGATTTTCTTTTAAGTACAATGCAGTATCTCTATCAATCCAAATTTTTCTATTTTGTTTTTGATATTGAATAGTAAACGTATTTTTACTTTTATCAAATCCTACACATTGCTTTAAATCCCCATCACCAGAATAAATTATCGTACTTTTACCTTGTGTATTCAAGTAGCTACAATGTACAAAAATTAAATCATCAGCTTCACAACCTGGAATTGCCTTAAAGTTTAGATTACAACTAATTGCCAATCCTTTAACAAATGAATCAAACACATTAAAGATACTAGAAAAATCAATACCTTTATCTTTCTTTCTATTACCTTTATATGATAATCCGGTTTGAATTCCTTTATAATCTTTAGTAAGATACAAATCTTTTCTCCAAGAATTAGAATCATCTATTGTAAATATAACATCATCTATGATTGGACCCAAACTTCTAATATCCTTTGCATAAATCTGCGCTAACTTTTCTAATAAAAAGTTAGTATCCTTTCTAAGAGTTTCTTCGTTGTTACCTTTCAAGAACATTTCATTATTCTTAGAAAACAATTTCATAACACTTAGTGTAGAATATAATAGGTAATTCCCATCAATTACTAGAGTAAATTTATTCATTGACAATTTTTTTAATTTTTTGTAAACAAGCCGATAAGGTAACAAATTTATCAATTACGAAATTAGATTTATATGTGTAGTCGGCAACCTCTACAATTATACTTCCTATTTTATTTGATTCAGCACCTTTATTAATCAAAAAATCAATAAAATCTTTTCCTAGCGATGCAAACACGTTGTCTTCGTTGTTTACATAGTTTTTGTATGCAAAGGTATAAAGGTCTATAAAAGATTCACCAGAATTGATTAGGTGCTCGAATAACTCTTTATTTTCACCAGTAAATGATTTTAAATCTTCTAAGGTAATAGTTTTCTTACCTTCTTCGTACATTCCTTGTAAAAAAGTAATTGTGCTTCTTAAATCTGGGAAATGTTTTTTAACGATTGCACCCATAACTTTAGGTTCAACAGTCATTCCTTCTTTTTTACATATTTGATTGAAACGAATTAGATATTTTTTCATCAAATCTCGCTCTTCTTCTTTTGGAAAGTCAAAGTTTATTACATCAAACCTTGATTGAATATTGTCAGGTATTTTTTGAATGTAATTACAAGTTGCAATAAATCTAGTTGTACCGGCAAATGTTTCAATTACAGCTCTCATTGCTTTCATATATTGCTCAGATACTCCATCGAACTCATCTAATAGTACAACCTTTTGCGCTTTCTTTCCGTGCAATATTGAAATATTCGAACAGAATTCTGTTATTTTAGTTCTAACACTATCAACACTTGTATCAAGTGAACAGTTGATTTCTAAACTAACAGCATCTTTAGAAATAATTTTACCTAAACTAGTTTTACCTAATCCTGGACTACCGTGTAATAAAACGTGATTGTTTAATTTACCTCCTTCGAACTTTTTATAAACTCTTTCCGGAATAATTAAGTCATCTAATGTTGCTGGGCGGTACTTTTCTACCCAAATGTTGTTTTTTATACTCATATTAAATATTTTATATCATAAAGATTATACACTAATTAAAAACAAAATGGCATCGAAATATTTTATAGATACGCAAAAAATTACAATAAACGATAAAAACTACGTACCTAATGTATTTCCAAATACTTGGTTTGTGCAAGAACCTATTGATATAGAACACAAACATTGGAAATTACTTGCATATCTAAAAAGAATTGATAATAATGTAAATAGAGGATTTTTGTTTCAAGAATACGAAACATTAGAAAAAAGATACAAAGATTTAGAATCTTTCATATCTACCTACGAAATAGTAAACAAAGACAAACAAAGTGAAAAACTTTTTGATTATATTTATGAACTAGATGGTACAACCCCAAAAATAAAAGAGTTAGATGTTATCGTAGAAAGAAGTGTAGAAAAACTTAGAGCTAAGTATTTTGAATTGCAAGTTGTTATAACATTTCTTAAAGACAATATAAAAATTGTTCGTAAAGAAATTAGAGATCGAAGAAAGAATTTACATATGTACATAGAGATGTGCAATTGTTCTATTATTGAACACTATATTATATCAAAAAAAGGAATTGTAGAATATCAAGGTTCTTTTCATTCTGAATTAAAATATGTAGAAGATGAAATAAACAATGTTATTGAGGTCAAAACAGATATGGCATTAAATTCTAAGGGTATTATAATTCCTTATGTACTTAAACTTATGTTATAATAGAGTTATATACCTTTTCAATATTTCTTAATTTAGCTGTATAGCTGGTTTTTAATCCTTTATCAACAGATTTGTCCGTATCGTAAAGTGATTTCTCTCGTCTTATGAGTTTAGAAAACATTTTTCTTTGATGTTCTTTGTTGATTATGTAAAAATCTTGTTTGAATTTAGAAAATTCGTGGTCGTGCAGTCTTTTATCGAATATTCCTTTTTTATTGATATAATGATCTTCAATACATTTTCCACAAAGAACATTTTTTAATTTAAAATCTCCTAAAAAAGAAATTGTAGGTTCGTTGCATCTTATACATTTATATTCGATAGTATTTGCAGTCCAATAGTATTCGTCTTTAGATAGTACTATATTTGCATCTATTAATGGTATATAACTAGGATAAAAAGGGAATAACCGCTTTGGTTGATTCCCTGTAATTTTGTTTATAAAAAATTTATCCTTTTGAATTAACATATTACAAAACAAATCGTCATCAAAGTATTTTCTTGCAAATTTATTATTTACAAATACTTTTTTTTCTTGAAAAGTTGCTTTATCTAATAATATTCTTTGATATAGTCTATCAGAACTAAATCCTTTTCTTACAGTCTTTCTCCTATTAAGTTTTCTAAGCATTTAATTTCTTCGTTAAGTGATTGTAAATCATAGAAAAATGATAATGGTAATGTGTTGTTTTCTTTTAATTGTTTTTCTAATTTGACAATCTTAGAATCTATATTAACAATACCTTTTTTAAATCCTTCTTTCTTTTCTGGGTTTTTAATACTATCTTTTCTTAGGTTATTCTTTTTTGTTGTTAGGTCATCTATTTGTTTTTTAATCTTTTCGTTCTTTTTATCTTTTATTTCAGCTTCTGCGTTTGCTTTGGCAGCTTCCGCTTCAATTTTTTCAGTATCAGCTTTTGTTTTTTCAGTTTCGGCCTTTACGGTTTCTGTATCGGTTTCAATCTTTTCGGCTTTTGTTTCTTCTGGTGTATCTGTCTTTTCTTCTGTTTCTGTTCCTGTTCCAGCAGTTGCACCTTTTTCCTCCGTTTCTGCATCTTCAGTTTCATCGTTTTGATTTGATGCTTCCTCTTCGTCTTTCTTTTTCTTTGCGTCTTCTTTATCTTTTTCTATTGCTTCTTTTTCTGCCGTTTCTGCTGCTTTTAATTTTTCTTCCCTTGCAGTTTTTTGTTCTGGGGTTTCATTTTCAGGAGCAACTTTTAGTTCTTTTACCTTTTCGGTTGCATTTTTCGTAGCATCGGATGGTTCAGGGTTATCAGTAGTTTCTTCGTTTTCGGTTTCTTCAGTTGAATTTTTGTTTTTTGCTTCTTGTGCCAATCTTTCTTCTTCTTTTTTCTTGGCTTCTTCATCAGCTTTTTTAATATCGTCTTCTAAAGTACTTTGGTCTCTTTTTATCTGTTCAACATCATCTACATAACCTTTGAGTTTTGCTAAACTAACATCGGCTTTTTTACCCATCAAAAAAAGTTTTATTTTGTATGCGTTTTCGGCAAAGGCATCTACTTTTTGTAGAATCTTTGAATCCCTTTTTAAATCATCTAGTTGTTTTTTGATTTGGTCTAAAGATTTTACTTGTGCTTCGTATTTAGATAATTCAGTTTTTCTGAATTTACTTCGTTTATCTCTATCTAAATTATCAATTTTATTAGATGCTGCAACGTAACTTTTTGCGGCTTTTTCAAGACCTTTGTAATATTTTCTTATATTCTTTTTACCTCTTAAAAAATTAATAACATTTTTTACAAGTTCTTCGTTTAAAACGTGCATTGATAATTCTTCTGCTTCTAAAATTAATTCAAAGGTTTGTGATTCAAATATTTGAGATTCACTAATTCCATCTCCCATTCCTACATTTAATATATACATATAAGTAGCAACAAATGCTTTCCTTTGTTCTTCTGATAAATGATTTAGATACGCTTGTAAAAAATTAGTATCTTGATTTGTTAAATTCGTATTTTGCATTATTTCCATTTGACAATATTTCTTTTAATATTTAATCATAAAAAAAGGGAACCAAAAATGATTCCCTTTTAATATTAATATAGTTAGACTATTAAGCCCATCCACCATCAACTTTATCTTCTGCACCAAAAGTAAGGTACATTGTTTCTGGATGATGACCAGCTTCAACAATTTGGTATCTAGACTTCATTTGCATTTTCGGAGCCATAGTTCCTTCTGCAATTGTTTCAACAGTATCAGCCATAACATAAGGCATGAATACAAGACCTGGTGTATTACCGTCTCCTTTTCTACCTAATGCAATTCTAACATCTTCCCAAGCCATGTTCGGGTCAACATAAATTGCAATACCAGCTAATGTTCCTAATGGATACAATGCTCCAGGAACTTGGTTGATAGTATTAGCGATTGGGTAAGGAACGAATCCAGCACAATCTTGGAATCCACTTGCAGCGTTTCCAGAACAAACTGCGAATGTAGCAGGTCCTCTTCTACCTCTTACAGAGATAATGTTAGAAGATGCAAGCATTCTAGACATTAAACGTCTTTGTCTTGTTCCTAAGTTTTCAGCACCAGTATTAGATGCATCAACTCCAGTTACTTCAAGTGTACTTGCAAAATATTGCCAAGAACCTGTTAAAGCAAATCCAGCTGCAGCACCTGTTGTTTTATAAGTACCAACAGCACCACTATCTAAGATTAAGTGGTAGTTTTTACCAGAAACAGCTTCAATGTTTTCGTGATTTGTTTTTCCTAATTCGAAAATCTTACTAAGAATATCTTTATTGATAACTTGTGTCATTTCGTTTGCTAAGAATTGGTTTGCTTGTGCAACCGCATCAATACCGAATTGTTTTAAATCCATTAATTGTTCTCTTGTTACTGCAGCAGCGGCTTGAACCGTTTTTGCTTCAATAGCTTTAGAGAATAATTGAAGGTTTCCAGTATTAGATTGAATAGCTTCACCTTGTTGTCTAGTCATTTTAGTAACTCCACCGAATTCAGAAACACCTTGATTAGTTGAGAAATCAACGATGTGGTCTTCTAAACCTTTAACTAATTCTGCTTTAGAAACAATATTAACTGCTCCACCACCGAATGTTGCTACAATCGGAGCTGCAGCATTAGTTCCAGAAGGAATAAGAATTGCAATAGAGTTAGTTGATGTAGCGAATGTAGTAGGTACTTTAACAATTGTGTACCCATCAATTCTTGATTTTCCAAGAACCGTAAATACACCAGCATCACCAGCAATAGTAAACGTTGCACCGTCAACAACTAATGCTGAAGCCGCAAAATTAAATTTAACGTAAATTGGAGAATTTGGTGTAACACCATTTGTTCCAGTAGCATATGGGTCAGCTATTGCAGCGTATCCATTCTTACCTCCACCGTAAACGAAATCCATATAAGATAACATTCCTACTGGTGAATTCATTGGAATAGTTGGAACTAATTCCAATCCAATAGTTTGTGCAGCAACTTGAATCGCTAAAGGTAAAAGTGAATAAGGTACATCACCAGAACCTTTAGTTCCTCCTGTCCAACCGTTTCCAGTTGAAGCTGGTAATTGTACAGCTCCCATACCATTTACAGAACCTGGTGTTGCGTAAAAGTTATTTTCATTTAATTCGCCACCAAGTCTTGCTTCGTAGTTTTCTTGTAATTGACAGATTGTAGCAACTAATTCTTTTTTAGATTTGTCTACACCCGTTCCAATTGTTTGTTCGATAACTGGTGACCAGTTTTCTAATAATTGATGTTTGTTCATTTTAACAACATTTTTTTTGTTTTTAAATTCCAATATTTTAAATCATTTTAAATCCTCTTAACTTAGCAAGTCTTGCTTCCGTAAGTTGACTTTGAGATGGTTTTTGAATATTTTCCTTTTTTTCCTCTTTAATCAAATTTTCTTTTGTGAACTCATTGTTCCAAAATGACTTGATTGCCGATTCATTAACGAAATTGAAAAGTGAAGCTCTTTTTTTAATTCTTAACTTTTCGCCTTCTTGTAAATCATTCCAAGTTTCTTTATACTTTGTAGGTATAAGTTGCATCCATAATGGAGACTCTTCTTTACCTTCGTTTAAATCAACATTTTGTGATTCGTTTAGAGATTTGTTGTCAGTTGCTCTTTGCTCCTTAGCTTCTAAGATATTCTCTAGCTTATTATATATACTCGTTTTAAAATCTTCGATTTTTGATTCGTTGATTTTTTGTTTATTAACATTTAATCCTTTTGTATCAGAATTTTCTAACATCGATACAGATTCTGTAACGTGGTCGGTCCAATTTTCAATTGCACTAACTGATTCAGTTACATGATTAGACCAAGATTCTACACCAGAAACAGTATCCGTTGCGTGGTCAGACCAATCTTCTAATGCACTTACAGTTTCCGTAACGTGTCCAGACCATTTTTCAACACCACTAATTGTATCAGTTGCGTGGTCAGACCATTCTTCTATTGCACTAACAGTTTCTGTTACGTGTTCAGTCCATTTAACCATTGATTCAAATTTAGCTTCTAAATCATTGTATTTTTCCTGTAAAGATTTGTTTTCTGAATTTCCATTAGATTCATTAACAGAATCAAATTCTTCTTTAACATGGTCAGCCCAATTTTCTATTGCTGATAATTTTTCGTTTACTGATTCAAATTTTTGTTTGAATTCAGCATTACTGTACTCTTCTACGATGCCATCGTTTTGTTCAATAATACTTTCTTGAATTTCTTTCATGTCAGCAATTTCGGATTTAACCCCTTCTATCGCTTCTTTTGTAAAATCTGTGTATTTGTTGAACTCGCTTTCTTTGATAAAATCCATTGTTTCTACTTGATTATTTTTAGTATTTAACTCTTTAATATCTTGCTTTATTTGTTTGCCTGTTTCATAGATTGCAAAATCACTAAATACGTCTAATTCTGTATTTTCGTTTAGCATTCCAAAAGATTCATTTACACTACTCAATCTTGCATTTGCAAAACCTGGCGTATCAACTAAATCGTATGTAAATAATTTGTGAATCTTTACAGATTTATTTTCAGTAACAGTACCAGCAGCTCTTGATGATATGTGTAAAGGAATTCCAGCATCAACAATTGCCTTTGCTTGTTTACCAGCATCGGTGTCCAATAATTTGATTTTTCCCATTACTCTATTGTTTTCTTCATCCATCCAAATTTCTTCAATTTTATGAGACACATTTCTCAATGTAGTTTCAAATTGTTTTGGATGGTCTAATTCACCAACAGCCGTTCCACTTTCTACAACTTTTTTAAGTGCATTAAAATGTGGTTGGAATTCTTTTCTAGTATAAACTCTACCATTTCTATTTTCAGAATCGAATTCTGTAAATACGCCTTCTAAAACATATTTATCGGAACCTTCTGCATTAGGAATAGGTTTTACTGAAAATTTTGATTTTTCTATTAATAAGTAATCTTTCATTTTCTTGAATTAATTTTGTTATAATTTATATTATTTAATCAAATTTATTTTTAACTTTCTAAATATCCATTTCTTCGGCATCTTCTTGCCCTTGTTCCATTTCCTTATCTTCTTTAGCTTTTAACTTTCTATTAAGTTTCAAGTCAGATTCGGATAATGTTGTAAGAAATTTTCTAACTAAAAATTCAGAACTAAAAAATCGTACTTCATTCCCTTCAGCATCAAAATCAATTAATGAATCTTTTGCTGTACTAATTAAATCTAATTCACTTTGTAGTAATTCAGTTTCTTTTAATTTTTCAAATATATCATATCTTGCCCAAGATAAATTTACTTTTGATTCGAATAGTGGGTCATCGGCCAATTCTTTAATATCTCTTTTAGTTTGTAAAACTACCGGTCTGATAAGTATTTCTTGTATTTTACCTCTTAATCTATCAACAAATCTACTGAAATATATTTCTTCTCTAGTATATCCTTCTGCCGATGATTCGAATGTAGGTGATTCATCTTTTATAAATCGGTTTCTAGGAACTTTTGAAACTGAGATTAATTTATCAACGAAATATTTCAAAGATTCGGTATCTGATAAATCAGGACCATCATTTCCTATGTTTTCAATTTGAGGCGTTCCTTGATCTCCTTCTGGAATCCAATATTCTTTTGAAAACGGCATCATTGATTTACCGTTTATTTTTAATTCTCCTGATTCATTATCAAAATCTACATTTTCTCTATATGATTGCATCAAAGAACCAAGAGTTTGTTTTGCCATTTGTTTAGATTTACCACCAACCGGTATAACAAACTTAGTTTTGTATGATGAATTTACAACTGCCCAGATAATTCTAGACTGTTCCATAATTCTTAATAGATTAAAAGAACGTATCAATCTTTCCGTATAAGAAACTCTATTTTCATTATTAATTGCTGAGTAAGATAAAAATATAACTTGTGCATCAGACAATTCTCTTTTCTTTACAGCATCTAGTGGATATTGTACCCAACCTCTAGTACCATCTTCATAAATTTTAGGCGTTAATGATATTGGGTCTAATTCTTTAAATCCTATAATATTAGTATTTGAATTATCCCAAATAATTTCGTATGCTAGGTATCCATCAATTAAAAATTTCTTAACAAAGTGCCAAGCCGTATTTTCATTCTTGAATCCAAATAGATTATAAATTTTCTTGAAATTATCATTTAGGTTTTCTTTTATGATTTCAGAAAATTCTTCCTTCATATTTGGGTCCGATTCAAAATCAACTTGTGCAAAGTACCTATCCGTATTATAAACAACAATTTCATCTGTTAAGGTATCAAGAACCATTTCGATTTCATCTTGCATTGCATACCTTCTAAGTTGTTCTATTTTTCCTGGATAAGATTGGTCAAAAAATGGAATATTCTTTTTAGAATATACGTCAGAATACGAAAAATCATACAACTGATCCATGTTACTGTCATTTTGACCATATCGTAACATATTATTGTTGTCTTGCCAACCGATTTCGTTTTCAATAGAACCTATTGCTTCGGAATTAGATATAACACTATCTTTAAAATCATATCCCCTTCCTGATAGTTTTCTAAGGGTTGTATTTCTAAATGTTTTGTTATTAACATTTGGATTGGTGCTGTTTACTCCGTTTCTATTAAATATAGATGCCATATCGTTTTCTTTTGTTATATTATTTAATTACTTAGAATTCTTTGATTTTATATATTCTTTAATCATTTCGTTATAGGATATACCTTCAAACTTTTCAATGGATAGGAATGCACAATCTACCCAACTATTGTAATTTATACAATATACTTTAGATTTTCTACTAGGAATATAAGTTCTTAATGCAAATTCGAATCCATATTTAGAAAGTAAAGCCTTTACTGCGGCATACCTATACATAATTTGTGGTTGCTTTAATGCATTGTTTGATGCCCTACCATCTTTTTGTCTTTGAAAAAAACCACTATATGTTCTTTGTATCGTTTCTAAAATATACCATTTGTAAGGTGCAGGAATAAAATTTAAATTTAAACCTAGTTCATATCTCATTTTTTTCTTTTGTATAATACCTAAACTAAGAACTAACGGACTTTTATCGTAATAATCTAAGGTCTTTTTTCCTTTAGGATTATATTTAAATTGATTTATTTTACCAACTTGCATCATTTGATTTTCACAAAAAACTACAGTTGGGTCCATCGGATTGTTTTTTGCTTTTTTAAACCAATCGTCTGCATCGTCTTGTGCAACCTTTAATCCCTTTTTTGCTTTTATGCTAGTTATATCTTTTATTATCATTTATTCTTAAACCAATTTTCGTCAGCAACAAAAAATACCCAATCTTTTGTTTTACAAAAAGCAATTGCTGATTTGAACTTTGACTTATTTACTAAGTAGTGTTTCATCAGGTATTCGTAACTAGTCAATGCTTTCTTTGTTTTTCGTTTAGGTTTTGCCGGTGGTTGTTTATATTCTTGAGCTGGCTTAACTTCTACTAACCAGGTTTTACCGGTAGATAATTTTACTAAAAAGTCTGGATAGTAGTTCTTTATTCTATTTTCAATAGGACAATGATATTTTATTGCAACCGATTCAGATGCCCATTTTTCAACTTGTGGACTTCTTTCACACCAAATGCAAAATCTTTGTTCCCAAGATGAACGATAAATAACTTTTTTAACAGCACCAATATACTTAACAGATTCAGATATGTTAAAATATCCTTGCTTTGTTCGTGCATTTTTAGTAGGTTTCAAGTTCTTGATGCTCATATAGTTATTTAATAGACACAAAAAACCACTATTAAATTAATAATAGTGGTTTTAATTATAAGGTTCAGGACTTATAAAGGTTAATTATAAGGTTCAGGACTTATAATGAATGCATTCCATCACCATCAGTATTGTATCCAGAATCTATACTAAGTAACAATCCTTTTGATTTTTTAGGATATAATCTTTTCCATCCTTTTGCATATCCGTTTATACAAGATGAAGTAAAAAATGAGAATGGATTTGGGTCTTTAATTATTATTTGTTCTTTGTCAAAAATAGCAACATCTCTTTGATTCTTTTTAACGATGAAATCTAATTTAATTCTATTGTAATTCGATGCATCTAAAAAGTATTCTTGTGTTTCTAGTTTTCCTTCATAAAAATGATTTAACATTTCATCTTTAGTTGATTTTCTTAGAACTCTTAATTGTTTAGTTTCCGATAGGTATTCAAGGTCAATCAATTTCATTTTCTTGGATTTTAAATCCTGTTCTACTTCTGCAATCAATAAGTCAATCGGATAGTTTTCTACTACGGTTGCAGCTGCAGTTCTAGGAGAACCTTTTTCTGGATTAACTCGTATTTCATCACCCTTTTTTAAATCAGCATATCCGTGAAAACGAGCAAAGTCCGGATCAAATTTTCTCCAGTTTTTAGCAAGGTCAAAATAAGCTTCTGATAAGGCATGTTGCTTATCATCCTCACATTTGTAATAAAGTTTTCTAATTGTTTTTTGGGCAAGTAACATCAACATTTTAGTACACCTACTAGTCAATTCATCCTGTTCTCTAGATTTGTAAATTTCTTCTAATAAGTCTTTCTTATTTAGGTAATTTTTACTTTTTGCCATATCTATAATTTTAAAAAAGGGAAACTGAATGTTTCCCTTATTAGTTAAATGTATTTTTTATACAATTTATTTTATTATTTGAATAATGCGTAGATGGCAGGTCCTGGAATAAAGTCAGGTAACATATTATCTAATTCTTCAGCAGAAATCAATTTCATTTTTTCTACCTTTTTGATGATATCAGGACTAAACAAACCTTGTCCTTTCTTTTCGGCAGCATTAGCTTTTTCCATTCTTGATGCGATATAGTTTCCTATTTTAGATTCCTTATGTTCATTTACTAATTGACCTAATTCTTCGTTCAACATTTCAAATGATTTGTCTAACTCTTCACCCTCATCAAGTTTTTCAACTAAGGCTTTTTTAGTTTCAACTAAGAATGTAACTTCATCACTTTTCAAGATGTTTTCCATTTCTTGTAACTTAATGAATTCTTTTTCAACATTTGCTCTGTTTTCAACATTCAATTCATTGTACTTAGTAACTGCTTCATCTATTTTAGAATAAATTTCATCAGTCTTAGTCATATCAACTACTCTTGAAATATCAAGGTTTTCAACTAAACTTTTAAATTCTAAAGAATCAACATTGATATGTAAACCTTCAAGAATGTTATTGAAATCTAAGTCATATTTCTTATTCAAAGATTCTGACAATTCTTGAACATCTTCGATATCTAAAGATTCTAAAACAAATCCTCTTGTTTTCTTATCGAATTTAGAAATTGAAACTTCGTTGTTTGACATTTTGAATATTTCAAAGTTTTCATTTACAGTTTCTACACTTTTAACAAAATCTAATTCTACAAATGTATTTGCATTTTCGAACATAAATTCTACGATAGACCTTGTTTTAGTATCTGTGTAATTGATGAATCCTGAATTTTTCAATACTCTAGTCAATTGTTGTTTGTTTTCTATTTTACTTTCGTTGATAGTAATTTCGTTTCCTTTTTCACTTGCAACTATTTGAATGTTTGCATTTTTTATGTTTGCTTCAAAAACATTATTACCTTTATAATTAAAGACCGTTAAAGCTCTTTGAGCAGCTGCAAATTCACTTGATACTTTACCGTTGAATCTTTCAACTTTAGTAATATCACTTGTTACAATATGATTTCCACTGTTAGATGAAAAAACAAATCCTTCTTCAACTTGCATAATAGGGGAAATTATAGAACTTCCGATAGATGCTTTTTCATTTTTTTGTACACCAAATTCTGCACTTTCAAAAGATTCAACCATTCTTCTAACGTTTGGTTCATATTTGAACTTTGCTAATGAAGAGATACTTCCTTTAATTTCTGATTCTTCTAGTACAACCATTTCTTTTATAGATTCTACAATAGGTGTATAAGTTGATACACCATCTAATTTGTTCATTATTCTTTCTAGTTCTAAACCGTATGTATTTTCATTTAAAAATGTTTCTACATCTTCTAAGAAATTTTCAACAACAGAAACCCAGTCATATTGCTTTAATTGTTCTAGGTACAATTCAAATTTATTATTAGTAAAACCACTCTTTAAATCGTGAATTGCTTTGTTGCAAATACTTTGAGACTCCTCGTGCTCATTAAGACCGTTTGCTAAGTCAGCAAGTCTTTTGTATAATCCGAATTTTTCAATAACGTTAATTCTCATTTTATTGTTCTTTATTTTTATTATTTACTTATTTACTTATTTAATCACATACTTTATGGGATATTTGGACTATTATTATTTCCAGTCGGCCATATGTCCCTTTCTACTTCAATTTTGCGTCCAGCAGAATCTGTATTGTCTTTCTTATCAGATACTATGTAGATATTATTTAAAATGTTTTCCATTCTATCTCCAGCAAATAGTTCAGTATCAGTCTTGAATATAGGATAACTAGCCTGAACTTCTATCGGAAACGTTATTTGAATTTCTTTTTTATCTGATAATCCAAATTGTACCATCCTTTCTTTATTTATATCAGATGGGATTGCAAAATAACAAGGAACTTTAACACTAAACACATCAACGTAATAATAAACGTTTTTATACATGTTTGAAAATATACCATTTATACATTTAAATATATCAACTATTGAATCTACGAATATAGTAACTTCGAAATCCATTTTGAAAGGAGCTTCCATAAATTCAGAGTTAAATTGTTTAACCTCTCCGTCATCTGTTTGTTTAAGGAAGTTTGCTCTTTTAAATTTATTAGTTAAATATTCTTCTTGTAAGGTTATTCCTGTTAAATTCATTACAGCTCTAGGAAATTTTTCATACAATCCGGTTGCTTTACCATCTTTTTTTAATTCATCCGAATTTAAAAATATATCACTTAAAAATCTTTCAGAACCGGCAATCGTAAAATATGCGGGCACATCTACTTTTGTTTTTTTATTGTCAACAACATTGTTCCAAAATATTCTATCATCCAACGCGTGTAGAGTACCTACGATTATGTTCCTAAATAATACATCGTCTTTATTTTGATAGTTATTGTAAGTTTCCATAGTCTATTTAATTAACATTCATCTATCAATAATTCACTGAATCCAGCAACTTTATTAACTGCATAAATGTAATCGAACATTTCTTTTGGTAATTCACTGTGGTTGATTACAAATACTGTCAAATCTAAATCATCTACGACATTCCTAATCAACAATAATACCTCGTGTATTGAGTTGGCATCTAGCGATGCAAGTATCTCATCCAGGAATAATAAATTTATATTAGGATAATTTCTTTTCATAATATGAATCAAAGAAATTAATACAGCAAAATCAGCTTTTTTCCTTTCTCCTGTACTAAGAGTTTTAGGATTAATTTCTTCACCAATAGATATTAGTTTACTATTAAACCTTTCATCAATTTCAACCTTATATGGAAAATGTAACTTTTTACTAATTTCATTTATAGATTTGTTAAAACTAGGTAAAAAGTTTTTCATTATTTGTAACTTAACCCCATCTTCACCAAATATCTTACTCAATTCTGCATATAGGTATTCATCTTTTTTCTTTTCTTGAATGGCAATCAATATCAAATCAATCTTTTCAATAGTATTTTCTAATACAGAATCAAATTCATTTGTTTCTACTTTAGGTTTTGATAGATTTTCTTGTTTACCTTTTAATTTATCTAGTGCCAATCTTGTTTCATAAATTGTATTACCTAATACTTGTTTCTTTTTATCTATTATAGATTGAATACCTTTCAATTTGTCAATGGAAACCTTAACACCTTTTAAATCATTTTCATATTGTAATTTTTCTTCTCTAATCTTTTCTTTATTTTTTGTATGAACATCGTCTGTCAGATCAGAATTACAAGTAGGACATACATCACTATCATAAACTTTTAACTTGTGATTACAATCTTTAATCTTAAAACTATATTCGTTCTTTGTTTTAGTTAGTTTAGTCATTTTTTCAAAGGCTAATGATGCTTTACTATCAATGTCTTTTGAATTTTCAACCATTTCTAACATACTTTCAGTTAACGAATTTATATTTTCGATAACTTCTTCTAGTTTGTCTGTTATGTCTTTTGATTTTTCTGCATCTAACGATTTTATTTTTTCTTCGATAGTTTTTTTATTTTCCATCAAAACTCGAACTTGACCACCTAAGTTTCCTATATCAACATTAAAATCTTTTACAAATTCTTTCAATGAATCGTGTATCTTATTGAAGAAAAGAATACCAAATATTTGGTCTAATATCTTTCTTTTGTCAGAGGGCCTCATTGTTAAAAATGATTTGAACTTATCGACTGATATAGAAATAACATTATCAAAAGTCGATTGAGGTATTTTCATATAATCATTTTCGATTATACCTTGAATGTTACTGTTTCCGGCAACATCTTGAACTACGCCATCAATATAAACTTCCAGTACTTTAGGTGTTATACCTCTTTCAATTGTAATAGTAGAACCCTTTGCAACTAAGGTAATTTTACCCCATAATGTCTTATTAATTCTATTAGGTAAATCTCCAAGTTTCTTTTCCTGTACCTTTCCATAAATCAAATATGATATAACTTCTCTAATAGTTGACTTACCATGACCAGATTGTCCTATAAGCATTATCATATTACCTTTCTCATTGAATTCTATTTTGGTAATCTTATTTCCGTATGAATTAAAATTTTTGTATTCTAGTTTAATTAATTTCATATTCCTTTAAATAAATTTTCAAAAATCTTTCTTGCTTTCTTATTATCTTCTCCTTTAAATCTATTATCAATTTCTTTATTGATAAGTTCTTTTGCGTCTAAAGAAGATGATCCATCGTCAATTTCTCCGTAATCAGATTCGATAGGAAAAATATTTAGCAGTCTAGCTTTTTCTCCTATCTTATGAAATACCTTTGTCAATTTTGATGAATTTGTAGATAACAATTTTTCTTTAATGTTTATATCAACAAAGTTATTTTTACTTTGCTCATTGATATCTAATATTTGTTCTTTAGTAATTTCATCAATAGTAAATTGAATAAACTTAGGAGATATATCATTTTCGTAAAAAGTTTCTTTTCCTGTTTCTAAATCTAAAACAAACATTCCTTTTGAATTACCAGAATCTCCTCTAGTAATTTGATAAGGCGTTCCTACTACATTAATGTTTCCTTTTTGCTGTGACCAATGGATATGACCAGTATAAACCTTTTTATATCCATCGGCACTTTTAGGATTTGCACCATCGTTTTTATCAATTTTAACGTACTTATTATATTTGATTAATGAAAATGTTCCGTGCATAAATGCATAATGACAAGAATGTTCTTTTTGATATTTTTGTAAAGTTTCGGATTCTTCCTTTACATCTTTTTGCCAAGGCATCATCAAAAACTTAATATTATCATGTTCTAAAACATTGACATCTTTATGTACAGTAACATTTGGAATATATTTTAGTATATCCAAACTTGATATTTCAGTACTTGTTTTATAATAAATATCGTGATTTCCAGCAATGATATGTACAGGACCAATTTTACTTAGTTCTTCATATATCTTGATACCTAAATCCATAGATTTAACATTGATAGATGTTCTGTTATCGAAAACATCACCACAATTTATTATGATATCACCTGGTTTGAAATGTTTTTTAATAGTTGGAATAATGAATTTAAAATGTGCCTCTTCCATTATATCCATCCATTCTGTTGAATTTGACCTAGCACCTAAATGTGTGTCGGTAAAAATGAATACTTTTGACATATTAGAAAAGTTTATTATCTTTGTAAAGTTTAGCGTGTTTTAGTTCATCTAACAATTCTCCTTTAAATTTAATAGAAAGGTTTTTGTAGAAATACTTAGTTTCCTTTTCGTTTAGATTGATATAATCAGTAATTAGGGCAAACATTTCTATCTTTGTTAATCTGGATAAATGTGTGTTTGTCTTTAAAAGAATCATACAATATGCATAAATCTTATTAACCTTTTCAATAGGTAAGTTTATAGTTCTTTCTAATGGAATATCATCAATTATTTGTTTTATTGTTTCATTTTCTTGTATTGATATTTCCATTTCTTCTAAATCCATCTTTTTACTTACGGATTCTTGTGAATTGTTCGAATACATTTTACTACCAGTATCTGGTTCGAATGATATTGCAGTAGTATTCATTTCACCACTTAAATATCTTTCTTGTAGATAGTAGTTTGTTTGTTTATTTGATTTCTTATCTTCTGACATATATGTTTTTAATTATACTTATTAAATGGCTTTTTTTGCTTAAATATTTTAAATCTCTTCATCAAAGATTACAGTATTATACATCTTTTTAACTTTATATTGACTAATGTTTAGTTTTTCTGATGCTTCTTTGATTGACTTATAATTAATGCCATCTATTGTTACTTTTGTTCCGTTGTTTGGTTTGTAGCCATTTAACTCTAATATCAAAGGAGATTCTGAAATCGTATATTTTTTAGATTTAATGATTTTACTAAATGTCGGTTTCGAAATATTAAGATTCGCATAGGCCTCTTTAATTGATTCATATTCTTTACCATCTACTATTATTTTTTGAGTATTGTGTGGTAATATTCCAGTAGTAACCCCAATTAATTCGCCAGTTGTTATTCTTTCATCATTTATATGAACTAGTTCAGTTTCTCCTGTTATCGAATTTTTCATAGTAGTTTTTCCTTTATTGATTCCGAATAGGTTTTTATTACTATCAAATTCAGATTTTTCTACTTGCATTATTTCACCTAATACATTAATACAAACTACTTTACCTTTAGTAGTCGTTTTTGCAGGAACGCCAGTTTTTGTATCTGATATTTTCTTTTTGGTTTCATCTGAATGGCAAAAATATCCATTATCGTCAACATCAAATATATTATACCCATCTTGATAATACATACATTCATTTTCTTTGATGTGTAAAGTTTCTCGCTGTCTTAGAATGTTAATATCCTCCACATATTCCAAAATACTAAATGTAAACATAGAATCTTTTTTATTGTATGCATTTTGAAAATATCCTGTGTGATTATTGTTTCGTAACATTGAACAATGGGAATTAAATCTTCTTTTAATATTATTGGTACTTCCTATATATTTCTTACCATTTATATTTTCAAAAACATAAACCCCCATTTTATCCCATTCAATATTATCAGTTTTAGTAATTTTCATTTTAAAGTTTTTCTTTATTTAATCAAAAACTTTTCAAACTGTTTACCTCATCGTCTATACCTCATCGTCAAGAATAATTGTGTTGGTCTCTTGAAGTCTCATATAGTCATAGTCTATGTTTATTTTACACTTCATATTTTTTCCGGTCCCATCTCTTACCTTCAAAAGCTTCAACCAATAGTAATTATCTAAATTCATTTCTGGTGTTTGAATGATTGCTAAAATAGTATCACAAGTTGCGGCCAATCCGGCTGATTCTGCAATCATTCCCATATTGATGTTTGATGATTCGAATCCAGCTCTATTCGTCTGTGTTGCACTTAACATTACTACATTTCTTCTTTGAGCAACAGCTCTTAAATCTTCACAAATGTTTTTAATCTTGATATATGTTGATTCAGAATTAGGATTTTTAATATCTTTCATAATATTAATATAATCAACTAATATTACATCATATGTTATTCCTACAACATCTTGAATTTTACCGATAAAATTATCAATGTCATCAGCCGTTGCATTACTTGTTTCGTAATTTTTAACAGTCAAAGCACCTGGTGTAACTATATTACTATTCTTAAAATCTTGAATCTTTTGTTTCATAAAAGTTTCATCTAAAGATTTCTTATCATATGCGTTTACATTCATATTGAATATATCAGCACCGATTCTTTTATGTACCTTTTGACCTCCCATTTCAAGTGATATAAACAATACGTTTTTACCAGCTTTACAATAATTTGAAGCATCTTGTGCTAAGAATAAAGACTTTCCTGTGTTCGGTGGTGCAACATAAACATTCAATGTACCTTTAGAATGACCACCTACGTTCTTATCAATGAAATCGTAATTAGAACTTAGCAAGTCTTCTGCGGACATTACGTGCGATTTAGTATCAAAAAAGTCTGTACCTAAATCATCGTCAAATGTGATGTTGTTTCTACCGTTTATTAAGTTCTTAACCGAATCGACAATAGTACCTACGTTTTCTGGTGTTACCTTTGCAGTATTAATATATTCTACGGTATCAACAATAGAAGAATCTAAATGTTTCCATCTAATCCAGGATTGTGCAGTTTCTTCTACCCAACTGATATCATATTCTTTTATATCTTTCTTAAAGATTTCATCAAAGAATATTTTAGGACATCTTTCTTCCAGTTCTCCGGTTGAAATAAGCATCCATAAGTTTTCTTTGGATGGGGATATTTTATATTTTTTGTAATATCTTTTTGATAAAGTTGACAGTAAATCTATTTCTGGTACAGAAAAGAAACCTCTTTCAGTTGGTTCTAAGTAGACCGGATTTTCTAATGCGAATAGTAAAAATATCTTTTCGAATTCGTTTGTATTTATCATATAGTTTTATTTGTATATTACAACAAAAAAAGGACTAAATAATTTTAGCCCTTTTCAATTAATTTATGTTTGTATGATTCTATTCCATTATTCCTTTTACATCAAATCCTGGAAGAGCTTTCTTTGCAAATTCATCAAATACGAATAAAATATCATACCCATCCCATTTCAACATTTTTGCATATCCTATACCTCTTTCTCTAAGACTTTTATCCCAATATTCTTTATTGCCGACCATCCTATCATCCAATTTGGCCTTTGGAAAAATAGAATCTAATAATCCAGCTTCTGAACTAAAGTTTGCGTCTATCAATGCAGCTTTCAATATTGCTTTAAATGAATATTGTAAATCGGGTGATCCTTTTTCTTCACCGGATAAATAAGATTCTAAGTCAGACAAAACTTTTTTACTATTTCTAGCTTCGTTTAAAGATTCGTTTTCTGTTAAGAAATGTTTTAAGTTATTCATATTTATATTTTTATTTTTTAATCTAATGAACCGAATTTACCTTTACCCATACTATCAGCAAAATCTCTTGAACCTTGAGATTCTAATTTAATATAGTAAGAATCTGTTGCCTTTCCACCTCTACCAAAATAAGATTTTAAAAGAAAAGTATCAATCGTTTTTGCTTTTTTATCTTTAAGAGTTTCTTTTAGTGTCTTTTCAACTTCCTTTCTCCAATTTTTATCGGCAGGGTCAATTTTAATACTTTGACTTGCAAATGCTTTTAAATCGGTAGGTACACTTATTGATGAAATTGTATCCGGTAATTTATTAATTGCTTTAAGTAAATCTTTTAAAGATTTACCTTCGGATTCAAATCCTTCGTTTAAAAATTCGTTTAATGCTTTCATATCTTTATAACTTATTTACTATTTGCTTTTCGAATTTGCTTCTACTTATAGAAAAAACCAATCCAGCTCGTGAATTATTTTTTTCATATTTAAAAGCTAATCCTGTTTGAATTTTGATTCGATATTCTATATCATCTATTTGTTCTTCTTTGTCTGCGATGACCATATCCAAATCTTTAGATGTTTTAGGTAAATATTGAAGTACAATATCATTTCTACCACTAGTATCCATAGTAATTATATAAGTAATCCCACCGTATATATATGTTTTCATCTTTTCGTTTAAAAAATTGTTTAATTGTTTCATAGACTATTTAATGCATTTACAATATACATAGAAAAACCCACAAATCAAAGGAAATGTGGGTTTATTTTTAATCTATTTTACAAACTAATAGTTTGTTTTTAATCTTCATCTTCTACATCTGTGTGAAGTATTTCTTCAATTTCATCATCGGTTTCTTGTGAACTAAATTCAAAGTCTTTTTTGATGAGTTCATCGAAACGGTCTTCTAGGGGTTGCATTACTCTTTCAGTAAACAATTCTCTAGTATCAATTGCTTCACCTAAATGTTCAACAATATATTTTCTTGCTGTTTCTTTAGGTGCAAAATACATAACCTCTTCGCTATCAGTAGGTGTAAATATTTTTACCTTTTCTTTTGCAGCTCCTGTAAGTTTATTGTATTCTTTTTCTGTTAGTAAGTTTCCTTTTGCAATACCTACATTATCCCATCCTAAATAATCTTGAACACCCATATAACGATTAAATGGTCTATCAAAGAAAATAGGGAACTTGATTGTTTTTGGTTGAGCAAATCTATTCTTTCCAGTTTTAGCTGTTACAATAACACCAGTTTGTCTTTTTTCATCTTTCTTATCATCTTTAAGTTTTGCTTTAGTTAGATACAAGGTGATACTTGGTGAATAAACAACTCCTCCTCCACCACCTTGAACAACCGGGTCTCCATAACCACCAATGTTTACCATTGTATGATTTGTAAATATCATTGGAATACCTAACGAATTCAAATCAGAAGTGATGATTCTAAAGAAAGAACGAATTTGTTTTGCTCTGGTCATGTCTGCAGCACTGTTTCCTGTTCTTGCATCTTCGATTTCTTTTGATGACGCAACCATTCCTATTGAATCAAGAACTAATAAAAACTTAGGAATTTTTTGACCTTTCAATTTTAATGCTGTTAGATTCTTAATGAAAATAGCATACATTGTTTTCAACTTTTCGATTTCTGAAACGGGTTCGTGTCTAAAGTTTTTCAAATCAATTCCAAAATTTATACAACTTTGTGGGTCAACTGCCCCTTCAGTATCGTAGTAAATTGGTGTATATCCGGCTAATTGTGCATTCCTTACAGCATTAAGTGTTAAGAATGTTTTACCAGACCCTGATTCTCCAACTAAAGATGTTTGCTTAGTACTTGGAAATCCTTTTTTAATAGAACCACTTAGGGCTGCATTTAAAATCCAATTACCAGAATCAATCCAAACATTGTTTTTATAAATTTCAGATTGACCAAAATTACTACTACCAAAAGGATTAATTTCGCCAAGTTCTTTGAAAATATCATCGACTGAACTATGTTTTTTACTTGCTTTTGCCATATTATAAATTATTTTAAAATAAACGTTTTTTAATTTTCAACGAACCTGATAATGCATTTATACCAGGCATCGACTGAATAATATTGTTCAATGGATTAATAACTGTTTTTTCGAACATTAAATCAATATCAATTTCAGGTGCAAATTCTTTAGGATGCGCTCCTCTATTGAAAGAAAATACATTATATGCTTCCTTGTGCGATTTTGCATAATACCATTTAACCTTATCTCCGGTTCTAAGTCTTTCGTACTTATTTTCAAAAGATGGATTGTTGTTAATAAACATATTGTGAATTGCGGCACCTCTAACATGTGTACTACAACCACTTGCATAATTTAAACTTTCTTTATCGTCTAAAATATATTTTTCGTAATCACCTATTCCTGTTGTAATGCAAATATCTTCTAAGTCAGCAATTGCAAATCTTTTTTTCAATTTCAATAATTCAATAGTAATATCTCTTTGTGTGAAATTTTTACCATTGTCGAATATCCATTGAACTAACCTTGACAGTTCCGGTCTACAAAAAGGTGGCGTTGTTAAACGAATAATTTCAAGTCCTGTCGTTTTTGTATAAGTTCCTGGTTCGTAGAACTTGCCATCTTGCCAAACAATATCTTGCGTATACTTTTTTTTCTTAACCCAAATACCAGATTTACTTATAGTTTCTAATTCAAAATCTAAATGATTTTCGGTATTGTACGACTGTGCATATTTATCAAATACCTTTTTTAGATATCCTTTTAATCTAACTTCATTTATTGTTAATACTAAATCTGCAGCCGAACCTGTCCAATTTATTTTTTCTGCAGCTTCTTCAAATGTAACGTATGCAGAATCCGTATCTATATAAACAACAGTAGGTTTTACACAAGGAACTGGTTCTAAGTTTACATCAGGACACATATCTTTTAGTTTTTTCAAAAGAGTAATATCCTTATGAAACATTTTATGAAAGTAAGTATCTAATGCCTTTTCAGAATATCTAATTGCATCTTGACCTTGCATAGTAATAGTTTCAGCAAGTGTTTTATTATAGAAATAAAAATACTTACTGGCCATTGCACCGTATATAGAATTCAATACTAATTTATCGGATTGTTCTAGTGTTGAATATATACTTGCTTCATCTTGCAATTGAGATAGTGCCGAATCTGTTTCAGATGGAGATAGAGAACTCCAATCGAAATTCTCTATCTCTTCTGTTGACATATTTTGAATATTTGCTGTCATTAAAGTTCAACTTCTTCATGTAAAGTAATAACTACTTCCATAGTTTTATCGACAGTTTCAAAGATAATCTTATCTTCATCTAAGATTGGATAAACATTATATGAATTTGCATCAACAGCTCTGAATAATTTCTTATCTAACTTGTATGATTTTTCTCCACCACCAACAAGACCTTCGAATTCTTCATCTATATCAATAGAATATGAACCTTCTGAACAAACCTTTACTTGACCGTTAACTTTAAATTCTAATTCATCACTTGAATCAAAATCCATAAATTTCTTAACTTGCAAGATTTCGTTTGCAGTCATTTTAAAGTTACAATCAGAAGCTGAAGTATCTTTTACTTGTGCAATCTTTTCTTCTGGAACATTTGCGAACTCAAAAAGTGTTGGGTCTGCAGCATCTAAAGTTAATGAAATTTTAGGACTGGAAACTTTCATACTTTCTCCAAAGTATTCACCATCTAATTCAGAATACACAATTTCGATTTTAATTTCGCCACCACTTAAAAAACTAAATGCTTTCTTTACTTTGTTACCATCGTAAAAACAAAGTTTAATAGGTGATGATAAATTTTCATTATCTAAATTTGATTCGCCACATAATTCGCCTATTTGCATTCTCATACTTTTGATAAGAGTTCCTGATGAATTGTGTGCATCGGTTCTGATTCCTTCTTGGTCTATTTTAAAATAAATAGTTGAGGCGTCATCTAAAGGAATTAACGAATCTATAAAGTTATTGAACTTTACTAAATCTACGGTTTTTAATACTACTTTTTTCATGCTAAATGTATTTGTTTATAGTTAAATGTAATTATTTACGGTTTTGTTTTATTTCATGTGCTATTTTTGCACATAATTTTGAACGATATTGATTTTTCTTTCTATTTGCATACAATTCATCATATACTCCTTTCAATGTCGATTTTCCTTTTTTGAATATACAACCGGATACTGAAATGACCTCATCGTTTTTAGGTCTTTCTATTTCAATAGATAATGGTTTATACTTACTATAATATTTTAGGTCATTTGTTTCTTTTCTATCAAAGTTTTCAAAACCTAATTCTAAGAAACGAGAAATAGATGGATACAGTGAACTAAAATCATAACAAGCAGTTAAAGTATGCAAACCAGCAATTGGTGATTTTACAAAGGCTCCCTCGTACCATTCCTTTTGTCTTTGAGATATATCAATAATCGGCATAACTTTTGATTTTGAAGTATAAGCCTTAGACATGTATCCTTCGGTAACGTTTACAGCAGAATCCGCTTTGTCTATTGGATTACAAGAACCATTTCCTTGTGCCAAGATTGCAGAAAATGGTCGTCTTTTTTCGTGGATCAACAAAACAAGAATAGTATCGACAGCATTATAAAGACAATATGTATCATAATCCTTTGCGTACATTTCTTTTAAGACATCACCATTCATTACTGGATAGTTTCCGTATTTCAACTTTTTTACCTTTAATACTTTCGAAGATACAAAATCTAAAGATTTAGATTCTTTTACTTTTATACTTCTATCGAATGCATCAAAATAATACATATAGTCAACAACCGCAAAGTGATGCGGAACTTTACCTACATCTTTTTTGTTATTCAATTTGTTGGTAGGAGAAATAGATTTATAATCAACTTTAAGGTTATCCATTCTTTTAGTTAAGAAAGGCCAATCAAATCCGTTGTCATTTGCCCAATTTGCTCTGAACGTATTTATAAAGTTCCATCCTGTTATGACAGGAAACTTTGAACATATCTTTACAAACGATTCTAAAAGTTTTACTTCATCAGGAATATGAACATATTTCATTACAATTTTCAAATCAGTTACCTTAACAAAATAATCCGATAAGAATTCATTCATTTTCTTTTGCTTATCGTAATCGAAATTTTCTTTTTCTCCTAATATAACAACTTGAATTTTATTATTGTCATCTTTCCAACAAACTGTTATTGCAGTTATTTTTTCCTTAGCTAAAGTTACATCAGGGAATCCTTCGTGAATATCTGTTTCAATATCACAAAATAAAATCTTAGGCATATTAAATTCATACAATATGTTTTTATATTCGGGTTGCGTATTGATCCATTCCCAGATACTTTTTTTGTCTATTGTATCATTATCTTTGTAAGAAATTCTTACAACTCTTTTGTCATCCCAAGATTTGTGTTTGATGTCAGCATTAGGACCTTCATAGTATCTCCATTTCCAGAAATCTCTTTTTTTAACAGACAAAATTTGTCTATTTCTATCAGAATCTATATATGAAATTTTAACAGTATCTGAATACTTGTTTTGTTCTATGTCTAATATCATTTATCGTTTTCTTTTTCCTGTTCTTTAGTTTCAGTATCACTTAAAATGCCAGCCGAATCACATAGCGTAATTATAAATTCTACTGTATCTTCGTGCAATTCGATAGTAACTTTCCCATTCTTTTTAAATCCTACTTTATTTTTCTGTGCATGTATCTCATTTTTAAGTGTTCCGAAAACATCAATAAACGAATTCACATCGTCATTGGTTAATTGTAAATCTAAAATATTACTAATTCTTAGTTCCATAAAAAATATTTGCTTTTATATACTTATTAAATAAGAAAGAAAGAAGTTTTATTTTAAAGAATTTAAACAATGTCAGAAAAACCTGCAAAACCAATTGATGTTGATGTCATCATAATATCTTGGGCAAAAAACAAAGAACTATTTCAAGAAACAACAAAGTGTTTACAAACCTTATTTGATAGTGAAGACTGTTCTTTAATACGTTTTAATGCAATTGTGGTTGAAACCGACACAGAAACATCTTTTGATGAATTCGAAACAAAAGGACATACTATAAAAACAATTCATCCGAAAGTATCACACCCAGATTTAGAATTCGGATATCATACCTACTTAAATTTAGGATTAGAACAAGGAAATGCCGAATGGACTTGTTTGTGCAATAACGATTTAGATTTCAAGAAAAATTGGGCATTGAAAATACTTCAAGTTATTTTTAGTCAAAGAAACATAGATGAGAAACAATGGGAATATGTTTCAGCGTGTCCTGCAAATCCAAAAGAACAATGGCATAAAGAAAAATTAGACAAAATAGAATTAGGATATGGTGTTCGTCAACATGTTGCTGGTTGGTGTTTATTTCAATCAAGAAATGTTTTTGAAAAGTTCGGTAAATTAGAAGAACGAATAAAATTTTGGTTTTGTGATAATTGGTATTCGGTTGCTTGTCAATGGTACAAGATACCTCACATTTTTGTAGGAACTTCAATTGTAGAACATCACAGTGGTTTAGAGGGAACAACTACAATTCAAAGTCAAATGGAAAAAGATAAAAAGCACAAATTGACATATGGTGCTGGCGATGAGTTCAGAAAAATTGCCAGAGAATTAATGAATAATGAAACTTGGGGTGTGTTAGACAAAAAGCAACAAAAAGAATTTGAAGAAAAGACCGGTAAGAAATACTATTAACAAAAAAGGGAATCGAAATGATTCCCTTTTTTTATTTGATTATTATTACATCACCACTTTCTGTGATTATATAAGTTCCGTTTGAAGAACTTATTAGATTTCCTTTCCAATGATTACTTTGCATATATATTTCCTTTAAAGTATTTACAGTATTCGATATGATTAACTTTCAAGAAACCTTCAACTAACTTTTCTATTGCGTAGTCATTCAATCCTTCCATCATTAAGAAAGGTTTTAGATGTCTTTTGATGAATTTACTTTCAAGTAAAGTAGTTTCGAATTTATCAAAATCTAATATAGATTCAGATATTTTAGAATTGAATTCAAAGTCTTTAAATTTTTGTAGTTTACTTTCAGAAATTTTTGATAAGAAAGGAATAAATTCTTTTTCGTCATTTTCTAATTCTAAAGTTCCATTTCTAAACATCAAAATCTTTTCGAAAATTTTAACATTAGATTTTGTCAAAGACTGATTGTGTAGTTTTTCATCAAAAGATTCTTTCATATATTGGTCGTGATACATAGTCAATTCATATGTATTTCCATCAACCCCTCTATTATAAATAGAAATGTGTAAGTTTCCTATTGGTTTACCGTTTTTGTCTTGAATAGTAATAGTTTTACTTTGTGTCTTACCTTTCTTTGGTTTAAAGAATGCATCACCGAATGCAGCAAAGAATTCTTGTTGGTCAAATTTATAACCAGCATCTTCTATATAGTCAGTAATTACATTTAACGTTTCGCCATAACCGGCTAAATACGTTGGGTAGTCTTGTTTGAATTTTATTTTAGGTAATCTTCCTTCATTTATGATATTATCTCCTTTGATTTTATCACCATTTTCAAGTGCATAAGTCCCATCATCATCTCTAGTAACAACTAGTTTAACAATACCTGATTTTTCTTTTCCATTAACGGTGTACTTTACAGTATCACCAACCGATATGTAACCTTTTTTTCCTTCGTTCATATTTTCTTGTAAATTTTTAGGTAAAGGAATTGTTTGTCTGATTCGTTCTTTTCGAGGACTATTCCAATATACATCTTCAGGTATTTCATATTCTATATATATAACATCTTGAATATAATCCACTGCAATTCCTTTTATAGATTTTACTATTTCAGTTTTCTCTTCTTTTCGATAATTCCAATATTTTTTTCTAAGATATTCTTCGACATAATCATAAATTTGAGGTGTTGCTTGTTCAATATCTTCTTTATCTAAGTACTTTTTAATAGACTTAACTGCGTTTTTAAAGTTAAACTTTTCATTCAATTCAGATTCGTTCATATTTATGGCATTTTGCATATTCATTGATAATCTGATAATATCGGCATAATCTTTATAAGTCAATCCGTAATATTCGTTATTTTCTTTAGTACCAATATCGAACATTTCTTTTGCTTGTTTTTCTATATTACCACTTTTGATTCTATATGTTCCCTTTCTTTTACCAGAATCCATAAATCTCATTTCGTCAGTATAATGTGGGTCTGTTGACCAACCAGAACTCTGGTCTACTTCAATAGAAAAATGAACTTCATCGTCATTTTGGTAAACAGTCCAACCGTTTCCAGATTGATAGGTTTTACCTTTTTTATATTTGATTGCTTCTTCTAAAGATAGTATATCGGCTTGTTCCATTAATTGGTCATTATCAAATCTTACAGCTGGTGTTGCGCCCCGACCATAATTACTAATTTTTGACTCAATACCAAAAATATCTTTCAACATTGTTACCACTGTAGAACCTTTCTTTTTATCTTTCAATTGAAAGTAAGTTACTCGGTCATTTGGTTGTGATATTATTTGACTTACATAGAGACTTAACTCTTTAGAAATATCTAATGCTGAGTCACCTGATAATTGTCCTTTAAAGTTTGATTCGTCTATATTGTGTATTTCGTTTAATTCATAATCTAAAATAGATTCAACTATTAATGCATCAGAAAATAAATCTTCACCATAAGATTCTAATATATCAGAAATTGTATCAACATCTAAATCACAATCCATAACAACAGATTCAATATCAACAGATTCAGCAAGTACTGCCGTATCTTCTAATTCATCTTTAAGTTGTTTGTAGTAAGGATGAATTTGTTTAGGTGTAAATTTTTTGAATTTCTTTTCGTCACCATCTATGATTGCTTGTCTAACTTCGGTTCCTGATGTTAATCTTCCTTTTAATTCTTGAATTGCAAAATCAGGATGCGTAGTAATGTTTTTCATTCTTTTTGCCATTCCTGTATATGTTTTTGCTCTATCTTCTCCGGCACCAATTAGCACTGGATTGTATCCTCTTCGTTGTGTTTCCATTATAACAACCGGAATAAATGATCCAGTCATACTCCAAGCATCCTTAACTAAGTCTTGACCTTTTGCGATATCTTCCATATAGTTGATAGTCAAATTATCACTGAACTTTGAGTTCTTACCACTTTTACTTCTAATATAGATATAAACGGATGGTAATCCGTTAATTTTATATAGTTCTTTGGCCATACCTAAATGACCAATAGTTAGTGGTTGGTAGCGCCCGATTATTACATTAACAGGTTCTAAATGACTTTGGTCATTTTCCCCTTGCATATCTTTTAGGTCGTTAACTATGTCTTTTTTTATAATATCTTCTTTTGCCATGGGTATTTTAAATTATGTTTGACTTATTTAATGATTAAATAAAGAAAGGTAATCATAGGAACGCCAATTCCTCCTACCTTTCTTTAAAATAAATAAACTTATGATATTTAATCCAAACAATTGGTATGACATTCCAGGATATAATGGAAAGTACCAAATCAATACAATAGGACAAGTCAAATCAAACACAGCAAAATCAAAAGGAAAACTTTTAAATATAACTGAAAACAATGGTTATAATCGTGTTAAATTAGAATCTACAATATTTCAACTACATAGAATAGTTGCATTAACATTTTTACAAAACCCTAATAATTTAGAACAAGTTAATCACATAGATGGTGATAAATCAAACAATACCCTTGAAAACTTAGAATGGATTTGTCGTTCAGATAACCAAAAACACGCATACGAAACAAGATTAAGAACACCAACGAAAGGTAGGAAATCTCCTCAAAGTAAAACTATTCAAAAAATTGTTGATGGAATTGTTGTTGCAAAATATACATCCACTTCTAATGCTAGCAAAGAATTAGGATTAAGTCAATCACTTATATCAATGATAATTTCTGGTAAAAGGAATCAACGAAAAGAATACACATTAAAACATAAAAAAGTTGATAACTGTATAGAAAACCTACCTAATGAAATATGGAAACCTGTTAATAAAAAAGGATTTGAAGATTACAAAGTTAGTAATATGGGTAGAATCATAGGATTGGATGGGAAATTAAAAACACTATTCAATAAAAGATATTTGACTGTTAGAATGAGGGATAAATCTTTTTTAGTTCATAGATTAGTGGCAGAAACCTTTATACCTACCCTTGACGAATCGTTAGTTGTGAATCACGAAGACGAAAACAAACACAATGCGTGTTTAGAAAATTTAGAATGGGTTTCACAATCTTATAATGTGATATATAGTCTTTAAAAAAGAAAAGGACTACTTATAATGTATTCCTTTTTTCTAACTTATTTTTATATAAAAGAACTTGGAAATGAAAACAACAAAGAACAACTATACTAATCAATTCCCCTAAAAGAATACTATATGGATATGCTACGATTGATAAAATATATAAGTACCTATAAATTACAAATCTTTTATTAGTGAATATGCAATACATACAAGAAAAATAAAAACAAATTGCAAAAATGTTGTGTGCTATTTGAAATTCATACCAATTAAAACTTGTTAATAACAGCAAGAAAAAGCTCGGAATTTTCCAATTCTTTAACGAAAAGAAAAAATATGAACATATTATATTTGAAACAATGAATAAGGGTTGATAGGGTGTTCCCCAGTATTGAGATAGTGAATCAAGTATTCCACTGCTTAAAATCATAACAGCCGGAGAAATTAAACATAAGAAAATTGTTATTAGTTTTACGTTAAATTCCTTTATCACTTTAGTCACTTTATGTTGTCTTTTTATTATTTAATGCAAAAAAAGACTACAAAATGTAGTCTTTAAATTTTATTAGTTCGATGATACTTTTTATTATATTAAGATAGACCGTTTTGTTTTCTTGCTAATTGAAGCATTTCTTTATGTTCAAATTTAGTATTGATCTCAACAACAGTACCGTCTTCGAAAATTGCGCTTCTAAGGGTTAATTTAACAATCTTTCCTTTTCCTTCAGTTTTTTCAACTACTTCGTCAACTTTAACTTCGTCAACTTTAACTTCGTCAACTTTAACTTCGTCAACTTTAACTTCGTCAACTTTAACTTCGTCAACAACTTTAACTTCTTTTTCTACGTTTTCTTTTTTATCTTTAGCCATAATAATGTATTTTTTTATAGTATATTTAATCTAATTTTTCACAAAGTCTTTTTCCAATCGTTGAACGATAAAAAGGATTCATTAATCTTTGATGTTATATCTTTAATTTTACTAACAACTAAATTTATTTGATTTTTTAAATTATCATCAATCCTTTTTGTTTTTCTCTTTTTTAGTTTCCTAAAACTAGATAGTAAAATTTTAAATATTTCTTCAGAATCTTTATTTTTCTTTACAAAATCTACAACATCTTTACTTTTAATCATTTTTGTATTCAATGCAAATTCAGGTGCTTTTGCAAAATCTGGTTTTTTAATGTTAAGTCCTTTTAAGAAAGTTGAGTTTTCATCAATGAATCTTTTTATTACTCTAGTCATTAAGTCTAAATACTTTTCATCTTCATTTGGACCATCTGCAATAAAATCTTTGAATACATCATTTTCTTCTACCCAACCAATAAATGAATACAAGACTAATCCGAATTCGTCATTAGTATCTTGTTGATTAACTCTTGCGTGTGCTTTATCTCTTGCCATTTGCGTAAACATTGGATCAACTACCTTTGCTAAATATTCACCATCGTTGAATTTAAAAACTAAACCTTCAATCGGTTTGTCTAATGTATTATTCAATGCAGTTTTCTTTAACTTAGGGTCTAAGATAGAAACAATAAACTTAGTAAAAGATGAGGTATTAAATTCTTTTACTAAATCTTCAAAAGGTGTTTTCAAAAAGTCTTCTAATTGTTCTTTTTGTAATTTACTCAATGCACCATCAAAAATTATAAAAGGTTCTTCTACATCGAAATACTTTGACCATTTTTTTAAAGTTTTCGGGTCGTCAATAAATTTAGTAACCTTACCTTTGTCATTCATTTCTTTCATATGAGTTAAGACTAATCCATTTTTTGGTAGTCTATCATATGCAATCGAAACTGGTTTAGTATTTTGAAAATATTCAAAACCAAATCTTAAATTATCAGGTAATTTTTTAGAACCTACTACATTTTGTATATATTCAATTGGTGGTTCATAAAGGGACATTATAGTTCTATCCAATTTAGTTATTGGTTGTCTATCATCTCTTTTAAAAAAATCCATAGTACCATTTGAATTTTGTTGTGCTGAAAAAACAGAACCATCTGGTTTTTCAGAAACTACTAATTTCTTATTGAAAAGGTTATTTATAAATTCTGAACCTTGTTTACTATAAATATCGAATAGGTGTTGTAATCCTGCCATGGTATATCTTTTTTTAAATTTACGAATTTTTTCGGTAGTATGCAAATTTTTTCATCTTAAAATCAAAATTTTCTTTTACACCTAATTCTTTAGGTAATGGTAAACCTTTTCTTTTAAGAACATCTACAAAATATTCAACAATTGCCGAAAGGTCTTTCTTCCAGGGAAAATCTTTCTTTTGCATTGCTTTCCAAACAGATTCAAATGAATTCGTATCTTTAATTGTTGCATCAATACCTAATAGTGATTTTGTAATTAGTTCGGGGTCTTTACTTACGAATTCTTCCCATTCACTCTTACCAGTTTTTACAAGTTTACCCGTTTTTCCTACGTAAGATTTTATTTGTTTTTTATATCCTTTATTTGGGTCCAACATAATTCTACCCAATTTCTTAATTTGTCCTTTATATTTTCCTTCGAATTCATCTTCCCAATATGTTGTAAGGTCAGGAACACTAACAGCATATCCAATAGCTTTTAGTAATTCTGTTCTATATAAACCTTTCCAAGCCGATTCTTGTTTTGTAAAATCTGGAGAATGAAACATCCATCTAGCAAAATCAATATCATCTTGTAACATTAAATCAACTTGAACATTTCCACCGCTACCTTTGATTGGATATGCTAATGAAATTATTCCTAATCCATGCATATAGTTTTTATCCATCTTAGGATAGGCAGTATCTAACAAATCTAAAATCTTTTTACCAACATCGTCTTTAGAAATATTTAGATTCTTTGCGATTGCACCAGTATCAATTGCGATATCAATATCACCACTTGTTTGTCCAGGTAGTTTTTTCCCTGTTGAACCTAATGCGGCCCAATCTTTACCTTTAAGTTTTAAAAACCTATTTAAAATTTTATTTTCTATATCTTTTAAGGTTGGCATCGTTTCCTCTGCTTTAATTGGCATTACGTTGGGAACTGCTTTTCCACCTTCGAATAATTTATTCATATTGTAATTGTGTTTTTATTATTTAATCAAACAAAAAAAGGAACTTAAAAAGTTCCTTTTTGTTAATATTTATATTTATATTTTTTAAGCTTTAAAAACAAGACTGTATGTTGCACCACCTTTGTTTATATCAACTTTACCACCTTTGTGTAACTTTTCCATTTCATCTTTAGAAATAGATATTTCTGCAGTTTCACCTTTTTCGTGTTCATTTACTTTTTTTTTACTAGATTCGTTATAACTATCTTCTTCCATTTCTTCGTCTTCAGATTCTTCCATTTCTTCGTCTTCAGATGAATATAATTCTTCTTTGTCTTTTCCTTTGTCTTTAGATTCGTAAGATTCTTTCTTAGCTTTCATTTCTTTAGAATCTTCATCTTCTTCAGAATCGTAATCTTCTTCAACTTGCTTTTCGTTTGTTGGTTCTTGGTCCCATTCTTTCTCTATTTCATTAAAGAATTTCTTTTTATCAGCATCAGATAACTTTGCTGGAGAATCAACATCAAATTTCTTTAATTTTTTATCAAAAAATTCTTGATATTCTTTTTGTTTTTTAGACTTTTCAGCTTCGTTTATAAAATTAGTTAACTTTTTCATGTAAAATGTTTTATTTTTCTTTGTTTATTTAATCTATTCGTTTATTGTAGTTTTGTTTATAACTCTTTGACCTAATTTTGATAGTTTACAACAAACAATGCCGTCTTTTGTAAATTCTTTAATATAAGATGAATTTTTATTAAACCAACTCATACTAGTTCTAGAACCAGAATCTTCATTTTTTGATTGTACAAAATCTTTTAATTCTTGTTTAGTACAATGTCCTTTTTCTGCAATGAAACCTAATATGTTATTTCTAACAGGGGCATTTGCACCAACTTTTATAGAATCATATTGGCCGTATTTTCTTTTTACTTGTAAAGTTTTTCTTTCGTCAATTTTTTCTGGTAAATTAGTTTCTTTAGTTTCAGCGTAATCTTTTAGTTTATCTTCTGGTAACTTTGAAAGTTCTTTTATTTCATCAGATACTTCATCTCCTTCTAATTCACCTCTTTTATATGCTAATGCCATACCGAATAATCTTCTTTGAGATTTTGACTTAGATGCTTCATTTAAAAATTCATTAAGTGATTTCATAACTATTTTATTTTTTTATAAATAGAAACCCAACTCGAACCTATTTCTTGTAAGGAATCTGGATTTGTATTTTTAGGTTTATTTCTAGTAGTTACACTTAATTGTATCATACCATCTAATAACGCAATAACATTTGCTTTTTCTAAAGATTCGTATTCTGAATCCCCATATTTAGAATCTAAATATTCTTTTATTTGCAATGAAAAATTTTCATTCAGAAAATAACAAAGGTGCTTCATTATATATTTAACCCAAAGAAACTTTCTTAATTACATAATTGAAACCTTGCTCTTTATAAATAGTCTTTCTAACTCTAGAATGATTTACTAGCATTGACTTTTTATTAGAATCTAAACAATCAACATAATCATAAAGTCTTAACTTATCTTTATCTTTATGCGTTCTCAATCCTCTACCTATTGATTGTCTAACTATTACATCAGATTTGAAAGATTCAGTAAAGTGAATATTGTGTATATTTTTAATGTTAACTCCTGTACTAAGAGTTCCATAACTTGCTACTAGAACTTTATTAGTACCAGATTCCATCAATTTTTTTATTTCTACCCTATCATCTTTTTTGATTTCACCATATATAAAGTAAACTTCTTTATCAGTATTATCTTCTAAGTATTTTTTTAATTCCTTACCATATACTTGTCTATGAAATAAAACTAATTGATTCTTTTGTACCTTAGAAATAATTTTAGATATAGTTTCAATTCTTGGTTTGTATTGAATAACAAAATCTTGTTCTATTTTTAGTAGTTTACCTTTGTCTTCACCAGTCAATTCTTTTCTAATTAAATCAAATCTTTTTTGTACCTCTTCTGGATAATTGAATTCTACAATTGCAATTTCTACCTCAGCAATGGTTCCCATTTCTTGCAATTCTTCTGCACGAATTTCAATAACAGTCGGTCCTAAATAAGCTTGAAGTGTTAAACTATCAAGTGTGCCTTGTTTAGGTGTTGTTCCTGTTAATCCAAATCTTCTTTCAACATTAACACATTTACTTATACATTCTCTAATAGTATTAGATTTTGTTCTATGACACTCATCAACAATAACCGTATCAAATGCTTTAAAATAAGAATTTTGAAATTTACCTAGTGATTGAAATGTACTAACATGTATATTTTGTGATGCCGTAAAATCTTTCTTTTCCCCTCCGTGAATCTGTTTGATGTTCAAAGGAATTTTATTTTCTTCCGTTAGAAAAGAATTGTATTCGTGAAAATTTTCATATGCTTGAATTACAAGGTCAATTGATGGAACAATCATTAAGAATTTTTTACTTAATTCCTTTTCTTGAAAATAAGCAATACAAATAAATATAATCAAAGATTTACCTGCAGCTGTTGTAAGTTCACTTATACATATTTTATTAGTTAAAATTTTATATGCTGTATTTATTTGATAGTCATAAGGAAAAAAAGGTTTACCTTTTGTATCAATTGAACCTTCGAATTTATTTTCAACCCATTCTTGAAACCCTTCTCTGGAAACATCTTTGTAGAAAAGCGCATCACCTAATCCTGTTATTTCTAAAGGAAATTTATAAGTTTCAGCTACGTACTTAATTTCTTTCCATAATCCAATAGGAACGAATTTATCTTTGTGAAAATAAGATATAATCCCATTCCATTTTCTCTTTACCGCTGGAGGTAAAAAATTATAAGTTTCAAGTTTTTTTGTTAAGGATAAACTTAGTTGTTTTCTTTCTAATTCTGTTGCATCTACTAGCGTTAAAATCTTCCCTTCGTGTGTCGTTTCGAATACCATTATTACTTTCTTTAGTACATATTATTTAACTATGCTAAAAACTACCCGATTTGAATTTTTCAGTATCTATTAGATATTTTATCATCCAAATACTCTTATCTAAAGTTTCTATTGTTTCTTTATAAAAGGTTATTTGATTTTCAATCATTTTAATTACATTGTAAGTATCTTCTAAGTCAGCTTCGATATGATTTTTTATTTCGTAATCATTTAATTTAATATCGTATTCTAATTTATAGAACCTGTACTTTTGTTTTCTTGCACTACCTAACGATTTGTTTTTTTTTGCAATCGAGGCTCGCATTTCATTTGATTTATCTACTAAAAGTTGTCTTTGTGATAATATATGAACTTGTATGGCAGCAACATTATTAATACTACCCATAGGAATAGTAATGTTGTCTTTTATATATGCAGACATTTCTTTGCGTTGTGTTGTAAATGCAATATCTAATTTTTCAGACTTGGATATTTCTTTTTCTTCAGACATTAAAATAGTTTTTTTCCTTTTTTGGGTTCTTTAATTTTTATAGTAGGTTTTTTAATTGTTGGTTTTAGTTTTTCTTGTTCAATAATTATATCATTACCTTTCGGTTCTGGAATAATTTCTTTATCGAAATCTACAATAAATAACTTGCCGTTTTTCTTTACAATTTTCTTTGTATTTTTGTATAAATTAAACATGGTATATATCGTATTTGTTTTTACTAAAGCAATCTTTAATATAACTTAATGAGTTTTTATATTCTCTATTTTCGTATATGTAAACTACAAGTTCGTTTAAATCTTTAACCTTCTTATTATTAAATGAAGTATTTTTGAAAAACCTTTTCCATAAAAAACAATTATTTTTACCTTTTATTTTATCTATTGCACTGTTCTTTCCGGTAGTGTCGTTATCGAACCAATACCTTATATTATCTAATCCATCAAAAAAGTTCTTTAATTTACTTGCACCGGCAGTAGCAACTGAATTAGGAACAAAAAAAGAATCAAAGGGTCCTTCGAAAACTGTTACCTTATCTTCAATATCGACATTGAATAGATTGAAAATTATTGATAAGGTTGAAAGTTTTTCTACAAAAGGTGCATCATCCGGATATTGTACATTTCTACTCATTTCTTCTACTAGAACAGGAAAAGTTTTAGTACTATATTTCATACCAAAATCTAAATTCTTTATTTGCAATCCTACTACCTTTTCATTTTCATCTATTTTGTTCAGGACCCAAACTTCTCTATTGCCGAATTTATTTTTTCTAAATCTAATTCTATCTTGAAATCTATGTAACAATCTACCTTTCAAAAATTGAGCTCCCCATTTACAACGATCTGCAGTAAACAAACCATAGTGTTTTTCTAAATCTAAAATTGAAATAGAATTGTTATACAAGAATTCGAAATATTCACTTGAATCAATTAATTTTGTAGGTTTTCTTAATCTTTTTGATTTTTCAATTACTTTTGTAATTTCAACAATTTGGTCTAAATTTTTTATCTTTTTACCAAATTGTTCAAAGAACTTAAATATAGACCAATATTTTGCATTACAATCACCATTCCAACAATAGTACTTAAAAGAATCTAAATATAATATACCTCTTTTCTTAGATGGATTGGTTTTAGAATCTCCACAGCAAGGACAAGACATTTCTAATTGATTTTCTTTATTGTCTATCAATCTTCTTTTTTCAGAATCAGTATGTGCGTTGTATAATATATCTTTGCAAATTTCTTCAATATCTTTTCTTATATCACCCATTACAACTTTTTAAAAATAAAAAAGGGGAATAAAAACTTATTCCCCTTTGAACTAATATTAATTACACATCTAAACCTTCTAAGATGTCATCGAAAACATCATCATCCGTGGGGGCATTGTCAGGTCTTGCATTTTTTAAAGTGTCGGTTTGTACTTCTTCTACAACACTTTCTTCAGCAACTTCAGTTTTTGTTTCAACCTTTACTTTCTTTTTTGGAGCTGGGGTATCTTCTAAACCTTCTATGTTAATATTAGCACTAATTTGTGCTGGTTTGATATTACCGAATTGTTTTCCGGTCTTTTCTGAAATGATAGATAATAACAATTTCAATCTATCATCAGCACTTTTCTTATACTTATACGGTGCCATTAAGGTGTTTCCTTCTTGTAAGAATTCTACAAATTCTGCTTTCTTATCTGTCGTTAATTCAGAACCGTTGAACATTAGAGGACCTGCTTCTGATAATGTAACAGTTCCATTGTAGTTCCAATTATTACCAACAGTATTTATTTGTAATCTTATGGATTTACCTTTAAACGGATCAAAGATATTACAAGGTTTGATCCCTATTGATTTATCTTCGTCAGATACATTGATTGCACCTTGTAAGATTTTATGCACTTGAATAGGTGCTTTATAAACCATTAGTTTTCCTTCGTTATCCGGATTAACAGCATCTGATTCTACTAATACTAAGTAGAAGAATGAACTTTTAGGTCTAATATCCTTTGCTAATTGCTCAGCTCTTGCATCTGTTTTTCCTTCTCTTTTTAAATCAAAGAAAGTGTTCATTGCTAAGCATTCATCACCTATTGAAAAGGCTGAATCAAAGAAATTATTTCCTGTGTCGTTACCATCATTCTTATCGAAATAAAATGTTGTTTTTGGAATAAAGGATTTTTTGTGATTTTCTAACCAATAAACTGGTCTTACTAGTGCTCTATAAACACCATCTTTTGCTTCTTTAGGGTTCGGTTTGAACTCGTTGTTTACGTATGATTTCTTTACGTCTTTGTCTAAATCATCTACGGATAAATCAAATATGTCTACCATAATTTTACTTTTTTTTACTTTGTTTTTATTAATTTACTTTCATACTCAGTAGCTACCTTTTGTATTACTTATATAGTTAAGCGAATTAATAATGAAAATATTTTATCAATATCAATTTATTTTTAATATTTTGTTATTTAGAATCATTCTAAATAGAGGGGTAAATCAAAAATAGTTAGGGTAAAATAAAATAAAACCTGATGGCTACGCATTTAATAATTGTATAATTCTCCAGGGGAAAATATATAGATGCTAAAATATCTATTAATATTAGTTTAATTAAAGATATCATTAATTATAATATACATATAAGTATTATTAAATTAATTATAATATACATATAAGTATTATTAAATTAATGATAATATATTAATAATAATAGATATGTAAAGAAAGATTTATATAGATAATTGTCTTTAATATACATAAGAACTTAAAGTAAAAACAAATGCAATTTAATAATTTTCAATATTCAAAAAAACATGATACATATCGTTGTTTAGTCAATACCTATAATTTTAAAAGAGAAGATTTAGATGTATATGTTCGTAGTGATTACAAAATAGTAGTTACTGATTATCTATTAGAAGAAATCATAGTTGTTCCTGAAAGAGTAAAGATAGACAAAGTTATTTGTCATTTCGTAAATAAAGAAGAAACAATTTTAATGATTGAATTAAAGTTAAAAGATTTAGAAATAGAAGTAGTTTTTCAATAATATGCAAAATAAAAGAATTATCATTGTCGGAAAAGGTGGGTCTGGTAAAGATTACTTAAAAGAAAAATTCGTAGAGAAAGGATTTAATCCAAGTGTTTCTTTTACAACAAGAAAACCAAGAGTTGGTGAAATTGAAGGAATAGATTATTACTATTGTAGTTCTGAAAAATTTAGTTCAATGATTAAAAATCAAGAACTATACGAATATAAAGAATTCAGAGGATGGTTTTATGGAACATCTTTAAAGGAATTCAATAGTGCTGAAATATTCATAATGACACCACCGGCAATATTAGAATTAGCAAAAAAAGATAGAAAGAATTCGTTTATTATTTATTTAGATATTGATGAAAGAATTCGAGAAATAAGATTATCAAATAGAAACGATGCTGATTCAGTTGATAGAAGATTAAAAGCCGATAAAGAAATGTTTGAAAATTTTAACGATTACGATTTGCGAATATCAAAACCGGATTTTTAGTTTTTTTCTTTTTTCTTTTGAGAACTTTCAATCTTAATCTTTGAAATCTTGTCATTTCTTTAGAAAAGATATACTCATCTACTTTAAAAAATATTAAAGAACCTATTGCATTAGCAATAAAAGCTGTTATCCAGAAATTTGAAATGTTATACTTAGACAGTATAAAAGGAATAATTGCTAATATTGGTGTGCTTAATTGCCACCTAAACATATATCTAAATAGTTTTTTCATGACTTTTTAAATTGAGGTTCTATGTTATATTTTTCGAATAATTTTTTTAATGGTGCTGTTAAGTTACCTTTCTTTTGTTTAAACTCAGGAACTTTTTGTTTACCATCAATTTCTTTTACTAACTTATTGTAACTTGATTTCATTAAAATAGGTTTTCTTGGTGCTTCATTTGGGTGTATCAATTTTTCATCTGTATGAATCTTATTACTTTCTAAATAGTCAGCAAGGTTTCTAAGGAATGTTATGATATCGGTATGTTTACTTAAACCTAATCTATTGAATGAATTTGTAATTTTTCCTTCTAATGCATTTGCTTGAAATTGAATTGCACCTCTGCATAATCCTTTCCCTGTTTCATCAGCAACTTCTTTTACAAGTTTATGTTGATGGTCTATACAAAATTCTGAAATATCATAATAGTTTCCAAGTATAGGACAAATACCATTTTGTTCCTTGTACCATTTTTCTCTTATAATTTTTAAGTCTGTTTGTTTTAGTTGTTTCATATATTATCAATTATGAAATCTAAAGTATCGTCTTGTCCTTTAAGATTTTTAAAATACTTAGAAGAAATATATTCGTTTTTTAGATTGTTTTGATTATCGTATGCTTCCTTTTCCCAAGCAAGGTTTTTATAGTTATCGTAGTTTTTTTGTGCTTTTTTATAATCTTTAACTGAAAGTTCTGTATCATCTTTCCATAAGACAGATTTCCAATCTTCGGATGGTCTAAGTTCACCATTTGATATTTGTTTAACATGTGTTAATTCGTGTATCAATGCACCTATTATCATTCTATAACCTTGATTTGGATTAAAATGTAATGTAAATTTACCTTTATTTATAGATGCATCACTAAGTACAACATCACCGATATGTGTATCAGAAAACTTTTTCTTTACGGTTATTTTATTAGGTTTGAATTTTAATTTATCTTGCATAAATTCAATAACAGAATCAATTAAAAGTTTTTCGTATTTTTTAATCTTTTTATCTTCTTTAAAAAATTCAAATAAGTATTGCAATATAATTAAAATATTTTTTTTGTCAATTCTTGAGCTAATGCAGCACTAACTATTCTTGAAGTAAGAACATTAAAAAGTGGTCCTTTTTCTATACCAAGAACTCTTGCAATTGCTTTTCCAATTTTTGGTCCCAATGCAAAACCAGCTATACCTCCTAATGCTCTACCGAAAATTCCTTCGTTTAAAGATTCTGGGTCTGTTAGTAATTTTGATATCAATTCTATTTGTAAATTTTCTAAGACTTGAATGTTTTTAGAAACTATCTTATCAATTTTCTTTTTTAGTATTTTTTTGTCTATATCTAATATTCTTGAAATTGTATCTAAAGATTTTATATCTACTAATCCATTATAACTAATTTCTAAATTAGTCAAATGTGGTACAATAGAAGAAAAGTCTTCAGAACTTCCTTTTGATAATTCTGTTGCTAAAATTTGCACTAAAGATGCTGGGTCTCCAAAATCGTTTAGTGGTATATAAATTTCTTTTTCTGAAATGTTTTTATCTTCTTTAACTTTTTTGAATTTTTTCATTGAAATAGTCTTTTCTGGTTCTTGTATTGAAACGTCTGCAGTTGCTCCCGCACCACCAAATACATCACCACTACCTAATTTACCACCTACTTCCGGTATCTCAATTACACCCATCCCATTTACAGAACCAGGTGTTGCTGCAAAATCATTCTCATTAAAAATTCCTAATTTATCTTGATTTTCAATTTCTTTTAGAATTAAAGCAATGTTATCTGCAACAATTTCATTTTCTTTTTTACCTCCACCTAAATTAGCAAATTCTTTATTTATTGAATTTATTTTCTTTCTAAGTTTATTGTCAAAAAGATTTGATTTGTTGCCTATTTGTATTGCTCTGTTATAATATTCTTTAGTGGCTCTACTTGTAACCAACGGATTCTTTTCATCTCTTGCCGCACTTTCTAAGTCACTTAGTGCTTGTAAATATCTATTTAAAGGCATTTTCTTTTCTTCATTCAAAGTATCGAATGAAACTGAATTTTGTATGTTTTTAAATTTTTTCACTGAGTATCCTTTTTTTTATTTAATCAATAGAATTGTTTTCCTTTAAATCTACCTGAGTTATATCAAATTCAATAGGTTCTCCTAAAACCTTCTCCAACTCATCGACATAGGTAATATAATAAAAATTATCAGATTCTGAAAATTGATAATTTACCCAATAAATGGTTATGTCATTTGGATTGATTGGTAATCCTTTGTAATCTGCTGATAGTTTTCGAGCATTTATAGCTTCTTGTTCGGTATTATATTTATAACCTTTCATGTTAGTATATTGTATAATTTGTGTTAATATTATTTTCTATTGTAACCCTATGATTAATTAAATCATTATCAAAAGTTATCAATTCTTGAATGTTACCAATATAACGCCAAGATTGTGCTCCGACATTATAACCAATACCGTATTTATATGCATTAGTACCTGTTAAATCTACAGTTAAAGTTGATTGATTTATTGAAAAACCGTTTTTAAATTGATTAAAACCGTTTAAACCAGTTGAAGCAAATATCGACATTGAATATTGAGAATTTATAGCAGAATCAACAGTTGAAATAACATCAGTTTCAAATACAGTTTTGTATTTTGCACTTTTTAAGTATATCATGTGTTCAGAATCGCCAAGATACCCTTTTGAGGTTATCATTTGTGTATCAGCAGTTGTCGATTTGTGAACAACAAAAGTAGATAATATTTGATTAATATTACCAAAATTCACATCATTTACAAATAAATGCCTTGTTCCATTTACAGTAGTATTAAAAGTTAAAGTTGGTTTACCATTTTCTAATTCAACACCAGTTGTTGAATCATAAATTTTTGGTTGATTATTGGAAGTTGTTTGTATTGCATTATTATTTACATCACTTTGATTATACCATACACTTACAAACCCATTTGTACCACTACAAAAAGTATTTAAACTTGTTATGTCTAATTGATTATTTACAAAACCAATATCTTGCGTAGTGTTATCACTTGACCTTCTTACTTGTACAGCATTTCCAGTATAACTAGAATTTAATTTTCTTAAACTAAAGGCACCGGTTGATCCACTTAAATTATCTAATAATAGAGGGTCTGATTCTGGTTCTGCTTCCGATTCCTGTTCTTGTGATGGTTGTTCGGATTGTATTTTAATATCAGATATTTTACCAGTAAGTTTACTAGGATTAGTATCAAAAGTATTAGGGTTTCCTGGATTAGCAAAAGTAGATTCTACTTTACTATATTGCAAAGTAATGTTGAATGTTTCAAATGTCTGAATATTTTCAGAATAACTAAGTTCGAAATCACTAATTCCTGTCAAGATACAATCTCGATATACTCTACTGAACATTACATTTTCTTGATTGTCTAGCATTCTTAAAGTAATATCACCAATAAACGCTTCAGGATTTTTCATATCATAATGAAAGAAAAACGTATCTAAAAGAATCCAATAATTTACATATCCATTTAATAGTTTAAAAGTTAATGTAAGATTCTTTTCTGTTAATTCTTGTGCATTTAGAGTACTTCTCCAAGTTGTTTTTATTTCGTTCTTATTAAGAGTATCAACAAAACCTTGTTCTACTCCTTCGTATTGATAACTAGGAATAGTAACACCTTGTAAAGAACTTTCTACAAGCGTTCTAGGACTTTCCAACTGAGTTGGCATATTCTTTACATAGGGTTTATAGAACTCTTCAATTTTTTCTGGAATAAACTTTTTAGTAAATTCTATATAAAATAAATCTTTTCTTGCAAGGTGTCGCATAATATAATTTTTTTAATATACTTATCTATTAGTTGGTCCTGAAATACTAAAAGGATTACTAGTCGGGCCAGCAACACTAGTCGGACCATATGGATTAAATGTACTAGATTTTATATCCATAGAATTATCATCAATTGATTTATCATCAGCCGTTGAACCTTCTTTTTTCGTAACGGTTTCTGTTAAATTTGATGTTAATGCAACTAATAACTTTTTTTCTAATTCAGCAACTTCACTATTCAAATCACTTATTGCTTGTCTTTGTTGATTCATTAATATTTCAGTTTCATCATCTACAATTTTAGAATATTCTTTATATCTTCCTGTATATAAAGGACTTTCTGGACTATTTTCACCAACTTTACAAGTTATAAAGAATACATCATTTCCAGAATCTATTACTTGATTGTACAATTCAGATTTAACTCTAAAAAGAACTTGACCTTTTGATTCGTCTATGTTTTGATTTTTAGTACTTTCTATTTTTATGATTTCACCTTTCTTATTAGTAAAATTCATATAAATTTGTCCTACCTTGTTTAAATCAATACTTCTAAATGAATTATCTTCTATTTGTTCATACAATGCAAATTGCAAAAATGTATCAAAAGGAGATATGTAAACAGTTGCAGTTCCTTGTCCTTTAATATTCGTAACAGAATCTGGATTTACATTTGGGGTTACTTTACCATCCGAATCTATGTTAACTTCGGTAACACCTGAATATACATTTTTAACTTGTTTAAATGCAGTTAAATTTTTACTATATAAACTAGTGCCTTCTATACTATTACTAATAGTAGCCGTACTTGAATTTGTTATTGTTGTTATTGGTTTTTTATTGAATACGTTAAATACTTGAATATTATCTCTAGTGTTTAATTTCAATAATTCTTTTCCATATTTTTGTGGTTCAAAACTAACATACGAACCAGTTTTCTCAATAGTAGAATTAGTACTTGTATTGAATATTTGTAAAGTATAATTCAATTTATAAGATAATGCACTACCTCCAAATTTCAATACCGGTCTAAAACTGTTAGAATCTTCAAAATTGCTATCTTGTATGAATTCTTGTTCTCCTGTTATTATTGTTTGTGAAATATTTGCATAATTTTGAATATCGTAAGAATCAATAACATCAACTTTAATTGATCCAGCATTAGATGGGTCATATACAACAAAATTACCTTTACTTACTGATTGACTAATTTGCGAAGAATATCCAGTTTCTGTTGCTACCCAATAATCTCCAGCATTGAAATTTGCTAAATATGTGTTATCACTTAAATCAGGTATATTTGTTAAAGGATTATATCTTCCTACAATATTATAACTACCTACTGTATTAGGTAATTGTTCTGTTATAGTCAATTTGTGTATTGCAATATGATTACCTACTCCACTATTGTTTAGAGATTGAATATAATCACCAAATATAGCACCATTATATGTTCCGTAGAATTCTATAAAATCACCACTTGCACTTTCATTAACATAGACACCTACCTCTGAAAAATCATCTTTTGATGAAATAGAAGTAACATTACCAGAAATTCTTTTTGTATAAATTTGATTATCTAATTTTCTTAAATCTGAAAATTTACCAGCACTAATATCTAATAAAGTATTTGCATTGAAACCTTTACCGTTTGAAATTTTATATGCAAGGTTATCTGTAGAACTTACATCGAAAGTAGCAAGTAAGTATCTTAAAGCTGGTATCTTAAATTCTATGTAAGACGAATATTGTCTACCCGAATATAAGAATGGATTAGGATTCATTATTTCAAAATTATCCTCTACTCTATAAATAGCACTCAGTAAACTTATTTTTTTATCTTCTTGATTTTTGATACTAATATCAATGTCTATTCCAGAGAAAAAATCATTAAAGGTAAATCCTTGAATAAAATGTATTTTAACCGTATCGTATTTTACTCCTTCTACTGACGCAAAAGTTAAAGGTAAACTCGATGTATTCGTTAATTTACTATCGTAGTCGTTATATACACTACCTAATTTGTTTGTTGTTAAAAGTGCAAATTCTTTTGATTGTGCATCAATTTGAACAACAGATCGACTTCTTGTATTATTTGTTGTACTTTCATAACCATCTTGATTCATCAATAATGAACTGTCATCATATCCGTTTTGCATCAAATAAAAAGGTGCATTGGTTGTGTTTATTATTTCTGGACTTGCAGAATCGTAGTACGTATACTCGAGCAAGAAGTCAGATGAATCTAAATTTAGAAATATACTCATTGTCTTTATTTAAAATTTGAAAATACTATACTGGATTCCAATTCCGAATGTAGGTAAGATAGATAAATTCTGACCTATTCCCAATCCAAAGTAAGGACCAACACTGTACTTTTTATTATTTAATTTCTTTAATTCAGGATGAATAGATGGGTCTAAAGTTACAGCATCTATCTTACTAGCTTCAAATCCAGGATACTTACTTTCTAACCAAACTTTCAATTCATTGTCTTTTGTGCCTAAAACTAAAGTTGCATTCATATTAATTATGTCTTTAGTTAATTTTACATTACTAACTTTTACATTGTTGTATTTAGAAATACTATCACTACTCAATCCGATAGTTACCTCTCCTTTTAATTCTCTAGAATTATTTTCATCGTATATTGTATCTTTTTTAAAATTTACAATATAAGTACTATCATTAATCAATTCTAAATTAGAACTTATGTAAACTGTATCGTGTTCTATTTTAGTTTTGTAATCAATTACTATCTTTGGTTCAAGATTAGGAATAGATTCTTCTAAATCATTTATTTTATTATATAATTCAGAATTTACATCTTTTAAACTTTTTTTATCTGCAATAAGAACTCCTCTTTCTGCAATAAATTGACCGTTTTCTCCTTTCAAGTATTTTACTGAATCGTTAAGTACTTGTATGTTATTTTTACTTATTATACTTTGCGCTTCTAAATTATTTCTTGAATCATTATTGCATTTTACTAATAGGAGAATAACCCCTACTAGTAAAGCAATAATAAATGTATTTGTCGATATTTCTAATTTACCTATTTTCACTATAAATCAAAATCGTTTTCTCTTGTTAAGTTAGTCTTGTATAAATCATATATATACTTATTTTTATTATTTACTGCATATGAATTATAATCTAATTGTGAATTACTCTTAATTTGACTGCTTGTGCTGAAATAAGTATAAGGATGCATAGTATCATCGTTTCTTGACATTACTTTATAACCATATTCATAAAAATTATCCTTGAACCATCCGAAAACTTTACCACCAGTAACATCTGTTATGTTATTAGGTATACCATCCAGATTCCTTCCATTGCTGGCGTTAAAACTTACATAAGAAGATGCGTACTTGAGACTATTTTGTCCCACTTCGGTAGAAAACCAAGACATTTCGTATTCATCAGAATCGGTTATGCTATCAGTACGAATAGCACCACAAAGTGGTACGCCGGCAACATAGTGTAATTTTTTTATTGTTGATGGTTTTCCATCACTACCCAATCTATTTGGATTTGTTAAACCTCTTAGGTTAATTGCCATAATAGTACCCTTAAAAGGAGGTGTAATAAATTTCTGTCCTGCAGAATCTGCTTTTTCTGTGTTACCAACTGTCGTAGTATAATCTGGATCATCTTTAGTATAACCAATCCAGTTACTAAACTGAGAATATACATTAGAATTTTTAACATCATATGCAAAGTGTTTTTTATTTACAAAATTATTACTCCCAGAACCATATCCACTAACAACGAAGTGATTTATTGCCGATATTTTTGCAGCATATGAGACTGAAGGAGGAATAAATGTGGTGGTAATATCACGCCGAGTTAAATCTCCAGCTTGTCCAGAATCACCTAAAAAAACAGAACTACTATGTCCGTGACCACCTGATAGTTTTATATCAGTAGCTCCTTGATTCTCTTCATTTTGGTTTCCTTTTCCTTCATTATTATTTTCTCCACTAGTAATTGGTATCAGATTTGACCAAGCATGCATATGTGCTCCGTAATCTCTACTAACCTCTGCCGAAGTTTGTTCATTACCTTGATTTCCATCATCACCAGCTGTTTCTCCCGGTTCTTTGATATGATATGTTCCAGATTCGTGACTATGTTCGGGTAATAAACTTCTTGGTATTTGACTACCACTTACGTAAGGAAATCCTACCGAATCAAACATACTTTTCATCATCCAAGAAAAATTGTATTTGCTGTTTTCGTTGTGATAAATATATCCACTATCTCTTACAAGTCCTCTATCGTTAGGGTTTTGAGCTTGTAAAGCACTGTTTTCATCAGCATTACTTAATTTATTTCCAGAAATCGCACTTACTATTAAATCTGATTC